ATATACCGCATGGGCATCCAGGATCAACAATGTCAGCTGTATTATATCTGAAGGCAGATGAAAAGTCAGGAAACATAGTATTTGAAAATCCAACATTATCCCATTCCTATCCAATAAATGATACAAATAGTATGTTTTTTGGTTCATGGGAAATACAACCTAAACAAGGAAGATTTATTATTTTTCCTTCTTTTTTGAGACATAGTGTAATACCAAATCAAGATAATGATACAAGAATATCAATAGCATTTAATTTTATTGATGAAAACGTAAAATTTTAAAGGAGTAAATTTAATATGGCACATTTTGCTGAATTGGGAGAAAATAATGTCGTTCTTCGTGTAATAGTTGTAGCAAATTCTGATACAGCGGATGCAAACGGCAATGAAGTAGAATCAATAGGAGCTACTTTCTGTAGAAACCTTTTAGGGGGAACATGGAAGCAAACTAGTTACAATGGTAACTTTAGAAAGAACTATGCTGGAATTGGCTACACTTATGATAGTCAACGTGATGCATTCGTTCCTCCAAAACCATTTAATAGTTGGTTACTAAACGAGACAACATGCAATTGGGAAGCACCAGTAGCATTACCTCAAGATGCTGGCACTGGTGATCCTCCTAAATTTTATACATGGAATGAAGATATTTTGAATTGGCAAGAATTTACTTATTAAACCTAAAATTGAAAGTCCATAAATAATATATTGTTAATAGTTTTATTTTAATGGACTTTCATGGACTTCAAATCTTTTATTGCCGAGGAAGAACAATCTAAGCATATAGTATTTGCCTATATGCGAGGCAATCCACCAACATCAGGGCATGGTCTCGTAGCACATAAGGTGCGAGACACTGCACTCCAGCACAAAGCAGATCATGTGGTTGTTATGTCGCATTCACATGATCCAAAAAAGAATCCCCTACCCCCAGCTATTAAAGTCAAACACGCTAAAAGAATGTTTCCTGGCGTGAATATTGAGCATTCTTCAAAAGAAACACCAACATTCATGCACTATCTTGATAAGTTTCATAAGGCTGGATATAAAAAGGTAACGATGGTAGCTGGTTCTGATCGTGTCGATGAGTATAAAGAAAAAGTAGAAAAGTATAAGCATCCAGGAATGGATGTAGAAGTAGTTTCAGCAGGACACAGAGACCCTGATGCTGAAGGAACCACTGGAATTTCAGGAACAAGACAAAGAGAGCATGCATCAAATAACGATTTTAAATCATTCAGAAAAGGAATACCATATCATGTATCAGATGACCACGCAAAAGAACTTTTTCATGATTTGAGAAAAGGAATGAAGATAGAAGAACAAAAATCGATGCCAGAAATCCCTGACATTCGTGAATTATATGTTGCTGGTAGAATATTTAAACTTGGTGAAGAAGTAACTACATTTGATGGAAAGCATGGAGTAATTGTTTACCGTGGAACTACCTATGTAACGATTCAAGAAGAAGATGGTTCTACATCTAAGCATTGGATTGCATCAATAACGGAAAGTAAATTCTATAAAGATTCTGGTGCCTACAAAGAAAGACCATCATTCAAGAATTTTCCAGATGTTAATAAAAAGAATGCACCAAAAGGTGTTGCATCTGCAGCAGAAGTAAAGAAAAATCAAGATAAAGCTAAAGAAAAAGTTAAGAAAAATCCAGACGATCCATCACTGATGGAGCCATGGAGTACTGATAAGAACGTTAAGACTAAACCTTCTATCTATACACTTAGGGCAAAAAGAATGTTTGGCGAACAACAAATTCCTTTCCTTTGCATGACAGATAAACAAAAACAGGAATTGAAGGAAGAGAATTCTCAAATCACTTTTGCAGGATACGCAACTAGACATTTTGATATGTGTCCAGGTGCTCAGGCTCTTTTTAATCAATTAATAAAAGATACTAGTTTAAATACTGAAAAACTGTTGCAAGCTATGCAAGCTACTGATCAGTATCTCGGTATTGAAAAGAAAGCGATTAAGGATGGATTTGCTAACGAACAAATGATGCATCTTTTTATGATGAAATTTGCAATTGCTCATGACACTCTAAATCTTTTAGGTGTTGATGATACTAAGTTAGAGTTCATGAGAGGTCATTTACAAAAGATGTCAGAGCTTTCTATTCATAGAGACGTAAGTTTTGCAAATGAACCAATGGCACACGTTCCTACATTTACAGCAGGAGGATCAGAAGTGGAAGAATCTGTAGATACATCTGATTATGATGAAAAAGAAACTGTAGGTCCTGGTGGCAAAGTGTTTAAGAGAAAAATAAGAAAAGGAAGAATTGTGACAGCAAAAGATGGAACTCCTGATCAAATAGATGAAGCTGCTGAGAAAGGACTTGCTGCTAAAGCAAAAGCATCTGGAGTATCGCTAGGTACTCTAAAACAAGTGTATAGCAGAGGGATGGCTGCCTGGAAAACATCACATAGACCAGGAACTACTCCTCAACAATGGGGCATGGCAAGAGTTAATTCCTATATCACTAAAGGTAAAACTTATCATACAGCTGATAAGGACTTAAGAGAAGCTGATGAAACTATTTCTCCTCTAAGCGACAAACAACCAAGAGATATCAATTTTAATGATAGTAAAGATGCATGGCACGGTGTTGATAAGACAATTGATGATCAAGGACATGAAGGTAAACCAGTTGGCTTAGTATCATTTAAGAGTTATGCTGGCAATCCTGAGACTCAAAAAGTTACAGCAGCACACGGTGCAGAGCGTGAAAGCATTCATAGAGCTCAGGTTCAACAATTCACTCAACCTTCGTCAGCTTATAAAGCAATGAGAAAAAGTCATCAATTGGAGCCCTAAATGGATGAATTAGTACAATATTTAAAAGAAAGTTTAGCAAATACATTTGTGATGTATTTTAAGGCTCACCAATTTCATTGGAATGTAGAGGGTCCAAATTTTCCACAGTATCATAGCTTTTTAGGTGACCTTTATGAAGAGTTACATGGCGCTGTAGATCCAATTGCAGAACAAATTAGAACATTAGATCAATATGCACCGACTTCTATTGCTGCTATGCTTGCAATGAGTGCTGTTATTGAATCCTTATCGATTGCTCAACCGAGAGAAATGTTTGCATCATTAAATAATGATAACGATATTTTATTATTAACTCTTACCAAAGCATATCAAAAAGCTGAAGAATTAGGTCAGTTAGGAATATCAAACTTTTTACAAGATAGATTAACAGCACACGAAAAACATGGCTGGATGTTAAGGGCTACAATAAAAAATGCTTAATTTTAAAACTTACCTTTCAGAAGAAATTTCTGACGATGAACTAGAGGATATGGCTAATCGCCTATCTTGGGAAGATATTGCTGATCTATATGCTCCAGAAGACTTTGAAGAAGAACTAGGTATAGAAGTCAATGAAGAAACTTTGGATGAAAAGATTTCTGCATCTTCAAGAATGCGTAAGCATATGCACTTTGCAAGAACTGCAGTAACTAGACAAGCCGCATTAAATGTAAAATTAAAACGTGCATCTAATCTAGAAACATTAAAAAAGCGTGCTAATTTGGCTGCACGTCGTGCTCTTCAAAAAAGATTGTTACGTGGAAGAAGTAAGGATCAACTATCTGCTATGGAAAAAGATCGTATTGAAGCTCAGCTAAAATCGATGGAGCATATTGTTAATAACTTAGCAACAAGAATGATGCCAAGAATTAGAGAGATTGAGCGTTCTAGATTATCAAGTAGAGCTAAAAAGTGAAATTTAAACAATTTTCATTACAACTGGATGAAGCAGCTGGTGGTTGTCCAGTTGCCACTCAAGATCTTGACACCAATGTTAAGAACAGACAACATGCAATAGAGGAATACTTGTATGGACCAGCTAATCCAAATGTTCCAGGAGACCATTGGAATAAGTTAGCAAAGGTTTGGGGTATCTCTGTTGAAAATGCAAAAACAATGAGATGTGGGAATTGTGCAGCATTTGATATCTCTGATAAAATGAGAGATTGTATTGCTAAAGGAATGGCTGGCAAAGAAGATAATGCCGATACTATGGCAACAGCAGAAAAAGCTGATCTTGGTTACTGCAATGTTCTCCATTTTAAATGTGCAGGAACAAGAAGTTGCTCACTTTGGTTGACAGACGGACCAATCGATAATAAAGATCGTACCATGTAAATGTTTAGAATAGATAAGATCAATTTCTTAAAAGATCCTAAAATTAATATTATTATTGATGATGTGTTTTTTAAGGATCCAAGAGCTGTAAACTTTTTTGATAAAGATGGTTACGAGCTAACTAAATTGGAGCAAATATATTATAGAGCTCAAGGGTTAGAAGTTACAAAGTATACAGCAGATCATCCAGGTGTTTTTCAACCTTGGATTCATGTTGATCACCCTTATCTAAGTATAGATCATAGTTGTGCAATGTATCGTTGTAATTTTGAGGATGATGCTAGAAAACAAATTGAGTGGCATTCTAAAAAATATCCTAGAGTAGGTTGGTTATTAACCTGCAAAAAGAAATGGGGTTTAGATTTAAATATTGATTATTGTGATGGTGATATAGCACTAGAAGTATTGCATCTAGAATGGGATAGCCCTAATCTAGAATTTATAGAAGAAGAAAGAATAAAAGCAGAAGCTTTAGTAAAAAACACTGATTGGGTAGATGCTGCCAAGCGAGTTTGGTCTCTAAGAGATGAATGGCAAAACCTTAAAGGTTGGTATGCTCAAGCTCATTGGAAAGCAACGTATTTTGGATTAGAAAGGCCCTGGTACTAACGATGAAGAAGTTACAAAAAACACCTTTTGAAAAATTTAAAAATAGCATGAAACGTGCTGGATATGATATGGATGCTGGCGCTAAGAGATTACAAGACTTGCTTGATAAGCAAAAGAAAGAAAGAGAAGAACGAGAAATGAATTCAACAAAATCAGAAGAAGCGTCTCCTATGATCAAACCACCAAAGAATGAGTTTGATAAGAAAGAAGATGCTTTTGCTCATGCCAAGCAGCATGGCGGCAAGGTGATGAAAAAGACATTTATTCATCCAACATCTGGTATGAAAACAGTTAGTTATGTAGTTAAAGAAGAAACAGAGTTAGACGAAGCATCCAAGAAACCTAATGCTACTACTCGTTTTTTAAGACAGTATCCAGTCAGTGATAAAGAAATGGCCAAGCCTGTTAAGCAGTCAGAGTATCAACATCATGTAGTATCAAAGTTAGATGGTAATGTTTTGGCATCTTATAAATCAAGAGAAGCTGCTCATAGAAATGCTTATGGTAATTCAGTTGTTTCCGGTTCTCTAGAAACCATTGGTGATCGTAAGTATGTTAGAGAGCAAGGTGTGGCGGAAGGCTCGGGAAAGAATGTAGTCAAGTCAGTCAAGGTAGGCAACTTTAGACACGACTTGGTTGATACAGGAATGGGTTGGCAGGTTCGTATCTATAACGGTGATGAACTACACGACACTGGTATGAGCAAGAACTCTAAACAAAAGGGATTGGCCGCATTGGAAGATGCTGTAGCCTATACTGAAAAACAAACACGCACTAAAAGGCAAGGTGTGGCGGAAGCTACGGTAGACATAGCTGATATTGAAAAGAAAAAAAATATTTCCCCCAAGGTAAGAGAAAGTGTATTTAAATCGGAAATAGACGAAGCAGGTCCATTTTCCTATGGAGCCAAACCACCACGCAAAGGTTCGGTCGCCTACAATGCTCTTATGAAACGCAAAGAGCAAGATAAAAATCGTGTCAAGGAAATTGAAGCGATAGGTACTAAAAATCATCATGTTGGCGTAGCCAAGGTTACCAAGGAAGAGATCGAAGATGTAACAGAAGCCAATGATGATATGTACAAGTACATAGATCAGTCTGGAGGTCAAGTAATAAAGGGCAAATCAGGAACTTATGTAGGTTATACACATTCTGCCACCAAAGGCAAGGGTGCCAACATTCTAAAACATAACGATACTAAAAAGTATTATGCAGCAGGTGGTTCTTCTACAGCGTTCACACAAAAAACTACACTTCATGATACCCCTCAAGCAGCAGCCAAAGCATATCACAAAGGTAATCTAGCTGAAGAATTAAATTATGGTAAATCATTTAAAGATCTAAGAGAAGCAGCCTTCAACTCTAATTGTTGTGCAGATGAAGATTATGGATTTACTGAGGAACAGTTTACAGTGACTGGAAACGAGCAATATGAGGATTGGGGTGATGATATTGTAGAAGGTAAGTTATCATTCTCTAAACTATCACAAAAGCTTCAGGAAGAAGATAATAAGAATGTTAAGTTAAATAAACCATTCCTAACACCAGGTGGTCCAAAGAAGCGTGCAGTATATGTTAAGAATGATAAAGGTAATACAGTTAAAGTAAATTTTGGTGATCCTAACTTAGAAATTAAGAGAGATGATCCAGAACGTAAGTCTAGCTTCAGAGCCCGCCATAATTGCGATAATCCAGGACCAAAGTGGAAAGCTCGCTACTGGTCATGTAAATTCTGGTCATCTACGCCAGTTAGTAAACTATAAATATTAAAATAACTTTTATTTCAGGACCTCTATCCATGGAACAGCAATATACCAGAATCACTACTAGTCTATTTGAAGCAATTCAAAAAGTTACGTCAGGCTCTTCAGAACAAAAACAAGAAGTACTTTCTGAAAAAGTTGAAAGTATTAACAAAGAAACTGAATCTATTGATGAAGCTAAAAAACCATGGTCACCAGAGCCAGCTACTCGACCCCCAAATCCAAAAGATGCAGAGCATAAAAAAGCTTCCATGTTAATTGATAAAATTAGATCTCTGAGACAATTGGGCGTTGAAGCTAAAGAAAAAGGTGATCATGATAAGCATAAAGAATATCATGAAAGAGCAAAACAAGCTGATCAAGAGTATCAAAAACTAGGTCATAAAAGTCTTATGAGTAGTCCTCTAAGGTCAGAGGGTGTTGATGAAGCAATGACACCAGAATTTGAAAAGAAATTCGCAGAAACACCTAAGGGTGTTGAAGTTCATATGAAGCACAAAGAGACTGGTAAAATTGTTAAGAATAAGTTTATTGGTACTCATAGTGCTGTTGCTGCAGCTAAAAAGCATATTGCTGATATGGAAAAGAAAGGTTATGAAGTTCATGCTAAGAAGTTAATTGAGCAAGAAGAACAAACTAATGAAGCGATGAGCCATCAGGCTGCTACTACTATGAAGCATATTAAACCAGGTACTCTCAAACAGAATTATGGTGATAAGCAAGATGCTGCTAACATTAAACCTGGAATCAAAGGTGTAGCAGATAGATTGGCTATGTTGGATAGAGCTAAAAAAGAAGGCAGACTTAAAGAGGAAGAAGAACAATTTGATGAAACAATCATCAAAGAAGATTTAAATATTGATGCTCCAGAACAGTTTACATTCAAAGACTATCTAACAGCAGTAACATCACTTGTTGGATCAGAACTTGAAGAGCATCAAATTGTAGCAGTAGCATATGAAGCATTTAGAACACAAGAAGAAGATATTATTTTAGAAGAGTTAACACGTGATGATCTAAAACAGAAAATGAAGGCACACATGGATGCCGGGCATCAAATCTCTGGTGAAAAATTTAGTATGAAGGATGGAAAGCCCTATGGTGAGTATGTCGTAACTGATAAGGAAACCGGCGTACGCCGTAAGTATATCCATCACGGTTCTACAAGAAGAGTGGAAAATATGGGTTCGCGTACTAAGAAAGACGCAAAAGCTAACGATTAATTCCACCTATAAATAAATTCAAAGGAGACAAAAGATGTCACAATGGGGTAAATTAGATAGATCACCTATCTTAGGTAGTGTTTGGGTAGTAAACGGAAACGTTTATCTACGTGGAAATGCTACAACAGTTTTCACAGGTAATATTAATGTTGGTGATGCTATTGCATTAGATAACGTTGAATATGCTGTAAACGCAATCTTTTCAGCTAACGTTCTAACAATTGACGCACCTTATGCTGGTTCTACAGCAAACTTGACAACTACCGCTGCTCAACAATCACCAAAAGGTATTCGTACTTATGGTTGGGGAATAACTGCAGCAGCTGGTGCTAATACTGTTGGCAAGGCAAATGTATACGGTGTAGATCGAGTTGAAGTTGCAGTAGCAGCAAATAAGGGTCGTGGATTTAGTATTCCAGGCTGGTCTTCACATATGTCCTACACAACTTCTCAAGGTAGTACACGTTATAAGACTGAAGCGCTCGTTGCAATGTCTAAAAACTTTAACGCTAATACTACTGGTGACCTTCAGGTCGATGCTAACGATAGTAGCGTATTACCTAATTCCTAATCTTATTGAGTAATAAAACATGGCAGATATTAAGGTATCAGAACTTACTGAAGCTACGGTAGCTAATAATGCAGACTACCTTTACTTGGTTCAATCTGGATCAAGTAAGAAAGCTAACGTATCAACAGTAGTTGCAAACTCTAGAATTGATGCAAGAGTCAATGCCGCATATCTTGCCCACATTGCTGATGTTTCCGGGTTAGTACCAGCTAACGGTCAGGTTCTGACCTGGAATAATGTTACAGAGACGTGGGAACCTCAGTCTGGTGGTGGTATAACTGGACTTGCTGGTGTCGGTGCATCATCAGGTACTGGATTTGTATCTAACGTTCAACTCTCTAAAGCATTAAATAGTCAATTTATTGGCAATGTAACATTATCTTATGCAAATGTCAGAAATATGACATTTACAGATAATGCAGTAAATTTCTATAATGCATTTACAGGTACTTCTTTTTATTGGTATGAAAATGCCTTAGCAAGAGATGGATATTGGGCATTCAATAGAAATAATAACGAACGAGCATACATTACTGCTGATGGTTGGCCCGTGGCTGATTCAGCAATTGGTCAAAATACTATTCCTACATTTAAGACTGCTAATGCGACATATGTTGTAGCTACAGCTCTAGGAACAGGTCAACAGGTTGGTAACCTATCACTTCGTTGGGCAAACTTAAATAATAGTACGTTTACAGATAATGCTCTTAATTTCTACAATAGATGGAGCGGTCATTCTATTGCATTTGCTCAGCCAACTGGTTGGGATTTTATCTCTGATAGTGTTACAAGAGGTACTATTTCTCAATCTGGATACTTGTTAAGCCAAGATACGTTATTAACAGGAAAGCAAGCTAATTCACTCTACGTGGTCGCTACTGCTCAAGGCACTGGCCAGCAAGTTGGTAACCTTTCTTTACGTTGGGCAAATGTAAACAACACTACATTTACTGACAATGCACTAAACTTTTATAATCGATTTAGTGGCCATTCATTAGCATTTTCGCAACCTACTGGTTGGGATTTTATCTCTGATAGTGTTACGAAAGCTACTGTTTCTGAATCAGGATACATACTAAGCCAGAATACTCTAATCACAGCTAAACAAGGTAATCTTACTTACATCGTAAATGATGGTGGTGGAGATTTCTTGTATCCAGGTGGTCGTGCAACCAACGTATTTGCAATCTCATCAAATATCTATGCATTTAGAGATCCAGCTGGTCATACTGGTGCAAAGGGCGCTTATTTCTTAAATGATATCTCAGCTGGCGGATTTAGATACTACTGGCCAGGTGATGGAACAAGCTCAGTTGGTTTAGGTGCTGATGGTGTACATTTTGGCGCATCGATTTTAGAAGATCCAAGCGGAACATCATCTCAAGTATATCGTGGTGATGGAACGATTGGTGCAGTACCTTCTGATGTTAATTTAAAAAGAGCAGTTACTCCAAGTACAGTTGGATTGAATTTCATTAAATCATTGGATGTCAAATCTTTTGAAATGAGAAATTCAACAGTCAATGAATCTGCTGGTTATGGTCCTAAAGTTATAGGTTTCATTGCTCAGGATGTTTATAATGCTGCTAATAATTACGTCGATATGAATCCTATCATATCTGATAGTCGCGGATATCTTGGTATTGATGTTAATCAAATAGTTGCTGCTCTTGTTAATGCAGTAAAAACGCTTAGTGATGAAGTAGATCAACTTAAAAATAGATAAGAGAAACTAACATGGCAGATTCACGAGTTTCAGATTTAATTGAAGTCAATGCAGCAGCTGCAGGTGACTATCTTTATATTGTTTCGTCTGGAAATAGTAGAAAAATTTCAGCAGGTAACCTTACTGGAACTGCGAGATTAGTAAAAGTAGTTAGTACCGCTAATATTGAAGTAGGAGCTAATGCTAATATTCAAGTTACTGGTGCTAACATCTATTCTCTTTACAGAGTTGGTTCTAATGTAGCTAGCCGTATTAGAATTTATACGGATAGTGCAATGAGATCTAATGATATTGCACGTGTTGCTTCAACAGTTCCAAATGCAAATGCTGGCGTTGTCCTAGATTATTATAATCCAGTATCCAATGTAAATTCATATATTGCACCAGCAGTTACTGGATTCAATAGTGATCCAAATCCTAATGCAACAATATATTTAAACGTGACAAACCTTTCAGCAAGTGCTAATTCAGTATCTGTTACTTTGTTCTACACAACTATTCAAGAATAATTAATTATGGCAGATGCAAAACTTACTGAACTAACAGCTGCTACGCTGCCTGCTGCAGGGTCAGATTTACTCTATCTAGTTCAAGGAACAAATAGCAGAAAGATTTCTTTAGATAATCTTAACGCTTCTGCAGCTAACGTTAATATGAAATCCAAGGTTCAGCTTGGATCTGCTACTTCTACAGTATCTTCAGCTGGTGCTTCAATTCCTGTTACAGCTACTGTAACATTCTTAAATTCTACAGATGGTCCAGGTAGAATTTTTATTCCTTCAGGATCAGAAAATCAAATTAAAGTTGTCACAATGACCGTTTATGGTGGTGACTACTGGATTAGTTCTAATATTGCTAATGATGCAAACATATTATTTGGCAATGTTGGCGACACAGCAATTTTTATCTATGCAAATAATAAATGGAACGTAATGGGAAGGAACCTCACTGGGGTTACTCAATACGTTAGTCTTGCTACATCTAATGTTCTTACTGGTGGTTCTGGAATTACTATTGCAGCAAATGGTCTAGTTACTGCAACTGAAACAGGAACAGTATCGAGTGTATTTGGTCAAACATTCACTGTCTCTAATGCGCAACTTGCATGTGCAGTGATATCTTCTGCCGTTCTAAATACTTCCAATGTTACAGAAGGCTCTAACCTTTACTTTACTAATACAAGAGTAGTTTCTGCGTTAACTGCAGGATCTGGTGTTAATATTGCTGCAAATGGAAGAGTGACAGCTGCAACAGTGGTTCCAGGACCTTATGCAGATGATACAGCTGCTGCAACAGCAGGAATTGCAGTAGGTAGTGTTTATTATCAAGCAAATGGGCAGGTGTTTGTCAGACTAACATAATAAGTTACAGTATGGAATTAAATGATGATAACTTTGTGATGTATGCAATTAAGCATTACGATAACAAAAATTGTACAGGTTTAAATGAGTTTTATGATGACTTAAACAAATTTAAATACCTTAAAAGGTTATTTAAAAAGTTTAATGATAAAGGTGAATTAAGAGAACGATTGATACTCAATCATATCATCGTCATCTATAACTTATTTGGTGTAGAAGCAGCAACAAAAATGCTGTTTTATAAAATAGAGAAGCAATATTGGTCGCAGTTAAAAACCTTCCTAGTGTTTTTAAACTTCATGCCGAGACTAGTTATTGTCTCTAGAGACGTTCATATTAAAGATTCTGATATTAGTATAGATGAATCTATTTTAGAAACTTTAAAGAAGCTATAATGTCTAATAGATTTGTAGACGGATTAATAACTTACAGAATCCTAAAGATGTTAGTTACTCCATTTAAGGAGACCGATGCATATCGTCTTGGTATTATAGATGAAAAAGGTAAGCTGTTAAAAAGTAAACTAGAAACACAAGAAGAGTTAGACAATTATACTCTCTTACATAGACTAGTTTTTAGAATGAAAAGAATTATTGAGAGAATTCCAACTGAAAACAAGAAGTTAACATCGATCGCTGCAGCACTCGCTTTAATTAGAGAAGACTTGGATGCTGGTAAGGAATCGATAGATCTTGAAATGAAGTTTATAACAAAAGCTTCAAGACCTTTGGCTGAAGAAAAAAGTATTGTTAATAAGTTCTTTTCAGAACAGTTTACAAAGACATTTAAACAGTACTCAGAAGATGTTGCCATTGCTAATACATCTGGAGCTGCCATTGGTTCGAGCACAGGTGGTGAAAAAACAACTTACACAACTGCTACAGATCCTGTAGGAGGAAAACCGACTGGAAAGTCAAAGAAATTAAATATGTTTAGGAGAAAGCCTAATGCTTAAGTTTTTAAAAAAGTTATTCGGATTAGATCAGGGTGAAAAACTTGAGTCCGTAGTACCAGCTACTCCTGTTAACCCTGTTGTAGTGAAAGAACCAGAGACATCAAAACAAATAGAGGATGATATTATGGCGAGTAGAAAACAACAAATTTCAGATCTATACAAAGAAGTACTTGGACGTGAGGCCGATCAAGGTGGATTAGATTATTGGGTATCCACACCACATGATATTGATACAATTAGAGAAGAGTTCATGAAGTCTGATGAATTTAATACAAAGATGAGAGTAGAAGCAATCACTGCTTTATATAAAGAGTTACTAAAGCGTGATCCTGATGAGGCTGGCTTAAAGTACTGGGTAGAAACTCCAGATACGTTAGAAAATATTCGTGGTCATATTATTTCGTCAGAGGAGTATAAAGAATTAAACAAACCCAAAGAAGAAGTAAAGAAAGTCGCTAAAGCTGCTCCAGTTAAAAAGGCTCCAGCTAAAGCTCCAGCCAAACCTGCCTCTAAAGCTCCAGCTAAGAAGGCTCCAGCAAAGAAAAAGTAACAATGGTCGACGATCACCTAGCGAGAATAGCAGTGTTAGAAGAACAAGTCAGAAATTTAGATGAAAAACTCGATGAAGTAAAAGTCGAAGTTCAAAAGATGCATGACTGTTTGGATAGAACACGCGACGACATTTCAACTACTCTTAAAGAGATGAGAAAAGAAGCTAGTACTCAACACTCAGCTTTGTCTCTACGTTTAGAAGAGTTTGAAAAAATTAAAACGAAATGGACTTACTTAGTCCTTGGAGCTATTGCTGCAGCTGGTTGGTTGTCACACAACCCCGTTGTTCTTAAGTTATTCAGTGGTGAGTAGCTCTTAACATCATTTGCATGTATAATATAGGTTCTTAGGAGCCTATATGTCTTTATATCTCGATCTCAAGTATCTTTCCCTAATTAGTAACAGGTTGCCTCTTTTTAAAAAGAAGAGTAGCAACCTCTACAATTGTCGCTGTATTCTTTGTGGTGATTCAACAAAAAATAAACTAAAGACTCGTGGCTACTTTTATGGTAGAAATAATACACTCTACTATAAATGTCACAATTGTTCTGCAAGTATGACATTTGGTAATTTTTTGAAAGACCTTGATCATATGATCTTTAAGCAGTACTTGCTTGAGAGATATGCTGATGGTGACCAACAAAAGAAATCTACGGCAAATATTGAACAATTATTCAAGACAGAAGAACCAGTATTTGGACCAACAAGACTTATTGATTCTCTGATGGAAAGACTCGATAAGCTACCAAAAGATAATGAGGCAGTTGAGTTTGTTACGAAGCGTAAGATACCGATCGAAAAATTTCATAAACTTTATTATGTTGATGATATTAGCAAGATTGTGCAATTATCCGACAAATATAAAGAACAAATTAAAACCACAGAACCAAGGCTTGTGATTCCTTTTTACAATCAACAAGATAAATTAGTTGGTCTAACATGCAGAGCATTGAGAGGTGAAGCTCTAAGATATCTTACAATTAAGATTAATGAAGACGATCCAATGATCTACAATATCGATGATATTGATCTAAATAAAGATATCTACGCTGTTGAAGGGCCAATAGACAGTTTATTTGTACCTAATGCTATTGCAGTAGCAGGAACAGCTATTGTAAAGCTAAAACAGTCTAATTTGCCTAAAGAAAAGCTAATTATCGTCCTAGATAATCAACCAAGAAATAAAGAAGTAGTTAAATTACTTGGTAGTATGATCGATGAGCAATATCGTGTCGTTATCTGGCCTCAAACAATCGAGGAAAAAGATATTAATGAGATGATATTAGCTGGGATAAATGTTAATAAGATTATAAATACAAATACGTTTCAAGGTTTGCAAGCAAAGTTAAAATTTACATCATGGAAAAGAGTATGAAAGTTAAGTTAATTAGTTATTCAGAACCCTCATCGGAGTTACTAGATGATTTCGAAACTGCACCCGATATACAAGATCTCATTGCCTACTGCGCCAGAGTGTCGAACCCAAGTAATCAATCCAATACAGAAACCTCGGACAGATTACTGCGATACCTTATTAAAAACCAGCATTGGTCACCATTCGAAATGGTTAACGTCTGTCTCGAAATCACAACCACAAGAGACATTGCAAGACAAATCCTCAGACACAGAAGTTTCAGTTTCCAAGAGTTCTCCCAGCGATATGCTGACCCTGTTAAAGAACTCAATTTCGTTTTTAGAGAAGCAAGGTTACAGGACACCAAGAACAGACAAAACAGTATAAAAACTGATGATATCATGTTACAAGCTAGATGGGATAACATCCAGGCAGATGTTATCCAAGCAGCAAAGCATGCTTACACTTGGGCTATAGAGAACGGAATTGCAAAAGAACAAGCTCGTGCAGTACTTCCAGAAGGTTTGACAGAATCTAGACTTTATATGAATGGAACCGTGAGATCTTGGATTCACTATATATCTCTACGAAAAGAAAACGGAACACAAAAAGAGCACGCTGATATTGCTCTAGCGTGCGCAGAAGTTATATCAAAAGTATTTCCACTCATTAAGAGGTTAGACTGATATGTGGCAACTAACCATGCTCTTTGGTTGGATCCCAACTTGGTTTTGGGGATTCACACTTGCACTAGGAGTCGCAGCGATTGCTGCTGCTTGGTTCCTATCAAAAATTCCATTAGTAACTGCAAATAGGTTTGCTGTACAAGGTATTGGTATTGCTCTAACAGTAATATCGATATGGTTTCTTGGTGCAGCTAGCAATGAACAAAAATGGGAAAATCGTGTCAAGGAACTTGAAGAGCAGGTTTCAGTTGCTGAAAATAAAGGTAAACAAGTTACTGTAGAAGTTCAAGAAAAGATTGTTGAAAAAACTAAAGTAATTAAAGAAAAAGGTGAAGTAATTACTAAGTTTGTCGATAAGATAATTCAGGGACCTGAAGTAGTAAAAGAAGTAACTAAAGACTTATCAGAAGATCAGAAGAAGAAACTTGAAGGTGAGATTGAAGAACTGAAACGTGTCATTAAAGAATGTCCAGTTCCTTCTGTAATACTTAATATGCATAATGAAGCAGCTAAATCACCAGCAACCGGAGACAAGAAATGAGATATCTATTAGCCATTCTTGTAGCTTTAGGATTATCTGGTTGCGGTATGGTTACTAAGTTTTTACCAGCTAAACCTCAGTGGCCAGAGGCACCTAAGCAATTGTTAGAAAAATGTCCTGATCTTAAACAGATAGAAGGTGACAAAATTGCAATTACTGAGTTGCTAAAAGCAGTAGTTAACAACTATACTCTTTACTATGAATGCAGTCTTAAGAATGATGGTTGGAATGATTGGTATAAGAAACAAAAAGAAGTGTATGATGGGGTCAAGAAATGAGATATGTCATGATTATGTTAATTTCACTACTTCTAGCCTCTTGTGCAACTACAAGTAAAGAACAGTTATATTACGACACTGCAAAGTCTATAAGTAAAGACACAACGATTTCACAAGCTGCATGTTTTGCTGCTGTGACTGAAATTGCTAAAGGTGGAGACACTGGAGTAAGAGTAGGAGCGATTGCATTGGCTGAAAAATGCAAAGTAGAGACTATCAAAATAGAGGCACCTAAGAAGAACTTATTAGGTCTTTAATTATTAGTTTTTGATCTGTAAAACAAAAATAACGGAGTAAAGTATATGACCCCTGGAATTGTCCATGGCATTAAGGTAGACTATTCTCGAGATAATTTGTTCGATGAATTGGGTGTTAAAAGGTTGCAAGAATCATACATGATGGAAGGTGAAGCTTCTCCTCAAGAAAGGTTTGCATATGTCTCAGCAGCGTTTGGATCTAATAATGAGCACGCTCAGCGTCTTTACGATTATAGCAGCATGCATTGGCTTAGTTATAGCACACCGATACTTTCATTTGGACGAAGTAAGCGTGGTTTGCCTATCAGTTGTTTTTTGCCTTATTTGGATGACAGTGCTGAAGGTTTGGTCAGCACTTTATCAGAAGTCAACTGGCTCTCAATGCTCGGTGGAGGAGTAGGAATTGGAATCGGTATACGTTCTGCTGACGATAAGTCTGTTGGAGTGATGCCCCATCTTCGCACATATGACGCATCATCTCTCGCTTATAGACAAGGTAGGACTCGTCGTGGTTCTTATGCTGCATACCTTAATATCTCTCATCCTGATATTCTCTTATTTCTAGATATGAGAAAGCCAACAGGCGATCCTAACATGCGTGCTTTAAATCTACATCACGGTATTAATATTACTGATGATTTCATGCATATCATTGAAAGGTGTATGATTGATCCATCTGCTGATGATACTTGGGAGTTGAAGGATCCACATAATGGTGAAGTAAGAGAAACAATCTCAGCTAGAGAACTTTGGCAACGTATCTTAGAACTTAGAATGCAAACTGGTGAACCTTATTTGCATTTTATCGATACTAGCAATAATGCAATGCCAGAGTTTCAGAAGAAACTTGGTTTAAGTATCAAACAAAGCAACTTGTGTAGTGAGATTATTTTACCTACTGACAAACAAAGAACAGCAGTATGTTGCCTATCGTCTGTTAATTTAGAATATTATGATGATTGGAAAAATAATAAACTATTTCTTCGGGACGTTGCAGAAATGCTTGATAACGTTCTTCAGTATTTCATTGATCATGCTCCTGATAGCGTATCAAGAGCAAAGTATTCAGCTATGCGCGAACGGTCTATTGGTATTGGCGCTCTCGGTTTTCATGCTTACCTCCAAAAAGTACAAGTCCCGTTTGAATCAGCGCTGGCTGTAAGCAAAAATAAACAGATGTTTAAACATATCCGTGAAGGATTAGATCATGCAAATATCGAACTCGGAAAAGAAAGAGGCGAGGCTCCTGATGCTGCAGGTACAGGTAAGCGTTTTAGCCACATGCTTGCCATTGCTCCTAATGCTTCAAGTTCCATTATTATGGGCAATACTAGTCCCTCCATTGAGCCTTATCGTGCTAATGCTTATAGACAAGACACTCTTTCAGGTGCTTTTCTGAATAAGAATAAGTGGTTAGATATTATTATAAAGGAAAAATGTGATGCCGATTCTAAGTTGGACTATAACGAAATCTGGTCGAGTATTATCGCCAACGATGGCAGCGTTCAGCATCTGGAAATACTCGATGAATGGACCAAAGAAGTGTTTAAGACTTCGATGGAAATTGACCAAAGATGGATTGTACAGCATGCCGCTGATCGCCAATCCTATATTGACCAAGCGCAGAGTGTTAATCTCTTTTTCAGGCCTGACTCAAGTGTCAAATACATCCATGCAGTCCATTTTATGGCATGGAAGCAAAGACTCAAAACGTTATACTACTGCCGCAGCGAAAAGATTTCGAAGGCTGATAAAGTCTCTAAGAAAATAGAACGTCAAGTGATCGAAGAAATAGATTTAAAACAATTAGCACAAAGTGATGATGTTTGTTTAGCTTGTGAGGGTTAATAGGAGATTATATTATGTGGTTTTTGACAAATTGGGTAAACGAGCCATTTGCTTATATAGATAACGCTTTTAGCGATCAAGAATGTGATGATATTATTAGATTAGGTACAGAAGTGTTTGAAAAAACACGAGCTGTTACATTTGGTTCAGAAAACCAGAATGAAGAAGAACGTAACAAAGTTAGACGGTCAGATATAACTTGGTTAAATTATCGTAGTGTAGACTGTGACTGGTTATATCGTAAATGTACAGACCTGATATACACAATAAATGATAAGTTTTTTCAATTTGAATTAATTGCTCTTGAAGAATTGCAATTTACTCATTACTATGATACAGATGGTGATGGAGGCATGTATGACAAACATGCAGATTATGGTTATAATTCCGCAATTAGCAGAAAACTAAGTTTTAGCGTACAATTAACTGATCCTGATACTTACGAAGGGGGTGAATTGCTGCTTTATAATGCAGGAGAACCAGCAAGACCTTCCAAAAAGCGTGGAACAATCAACTTCTTTCCTTCTTTTACGTTGCATGAAGTAACTCCAGTAACCAAAGGAACTCGATATAGTTTAGTAGGATGGGTTAACGGTCCTAAATTTAGGTAATTATTATGAAATCTACAATATTGATTGATGGTGGCGCTGGTCGCCAGATTTGTGCCATTCCTGCGCTAGAGAAATATGTTGCTACTAATCCGGAAACAACGATTGTTACTTATTTCTGGACTCCTTTGTATTGGGGTAACAAACTACTAGCTAACAAAACGTTTGATAATACTACTAAAGGATTATTTGAAAGAATTAGACACACAAAAATCCTTAAACCAGAGCCATATTTTAATACGAACTACATTAATGAAAAAACAAATATGGCCACAGCTTTTAATGAAGAGATAAATAACGATACTTCTACGCCCGGTAAACCAAGAATATATCTTACAGAAGCAGAAAAAAGTAGGTTTGATGAAGTTCTGCGTAAAGATGGAATCAAAAAGACTGTACTTTTTCAACCATTTGGAAGTACAGCGACTATAGCAAATAATAACATCACAGATAACACAATTAGATCGTTTACGAAAGAGTTAACGATTAAAGCAATAACAGCTATCAAGAAAGCTGGTTTTCAGATTGCTTTATTTGATGATAGGGATATTCCATTTATAGATAGGAATCAAGTATTACCGATTCGTGGTGTTGGGATTAGAGAATGGGCAATTATTGCATCAAGATGTGATTATTACTTTGGATGTGATAGTGCAGGACAACACCTAGCTTATGCATTTGATAAACCAGGGACTGTTGTGTTTGGTGGGACAAGTCCAATTAATTGCAGCTATCCAGAATGGTTTACTATTATTCAGAAGAATGAACCAAGAACATACATGCCTTACCGTTTAGCAGAATTCGATATGTACATTGGTGAAACAAACAATCATGATCTAATGAATTTTGGTAAAGAAGAGATAGATGCTATTGTCGAAAACCTAATTAAAAACATTCGTTCTAAGGTATGAGCAAGATAATATTACTTAAAGACGTCTACGAGATGAAAGAACAAAAGGAGAAAGAACTTTTGTTCTACAAAGAAAAGCTAATCGAGTTGCAAGATAAATTGTATTGGTTAGAAAGAGATTTGACACTGACCAAAAACATTATAAGAATGATTGAAGAAGAAAAAGTAACGAGGATAGACAAAGATGAAACTACTTAAATTTTATGGGGAATGGTGTGGCCCCTGCAAAACACAATCAAGTATAATAAAGAACTTAGGTGAGCGTGTTAACATCGAGATCGAAGAAGTAGATATTGATGAGAAGTTTGACTTAGTTAAAAGTTGGAAAGTAACATCGGTGCCTACTATGATCATAGTAGATGAAAACGGTGAAGTTAAGAGACATACAGGCGTATTAAAGGAAAAAGAATTTTTAAAGTTTATCGCAAATGATTAAAAAAACAAAAACAAACTTACTAGAAGACAGAACATACTACAAACCATTTAACTATCCTTGGGCATATGAGGCTTGGCTAAAGCATGAGCAAGCCCATTGGTTACATACTGAAGTCCCTATGTTAGAGGATGTTAAGGATTGGAAAAACAAACTAACAGAAGATGAACAAAAGTTCTTAACTCATATCTTTAGATTCTTCACACAAGGTGATATTGATGTAGCTGGTGGTTATGTAAAGAACTACTTACCGTATTTTCCACAACCAGAAATTAGAATGATGTTAGCTGGATTTGCTGCAAGAGAAGCATTGCATATTGCAGCATACTCACATCTTATTGAATCATTAGGAATGCCAGAAACAACATACAATGAATTCCTTCAATATGGTGAAATGAGAGAAAAGCATGACTATCTTTTAGATTTAAGTTCTAGAAATAGTACTAAAGAATCAACAGCTGAACATATTGCTGCATTCAGTGCATTTACTGAAGGGATGCAACTATTCAGTTCCTTTATTATGCTACTTAACTTTCCAAGACATGGAAAGATGAAGGGAATGGGTCAAATCGTAACATGGTCTATTGTTGATGAGACGATGCACGCTGAAAGCATGATTAAATTATTCAGAACCTATATAGAAGAAAATAGGGAAATCTGGAACGATGAACTTAAAGGAAAGATTTACACGATTGCGACCAAGATGGTGGAGCTTGAAGATAAGTTTATTGATCTGGCATTTGGCATGGTACGCGTGGCTGACTTGGACGCTAGTGACGTTAAACAGTATATCCGCTATATTGCTGACCGTCGTCTTATTAGCTTGGGTCTTAAAGGAATCATGAAGGTTAAGAAGAATCCTTTGCCTTGGGTGGAGGAAATGATCAATGCACCAACACATACTAACTTTTTTGAAAACAGAGCAACCGATTATGCTAAAGGCGCATTATCTGGGAGTTGGGAAGAAGTATGGGGTAAGGTAGCTTGAGCTACATTGCAAAGAGACTAGAGACCTGCCGCTCATGCGATAAAAGAGTAGAATCGATGGGCGGCATTGAGATGTGCTCTGAATGTGGCTGCGTTATAAAACTTAAAGCAGTAATTCCTCTATTTAAATGTCCATTGAATAAATGGGATCAATTAGAGGAAACATCACAAGAGTATAGAGACCTCATTCTTAATGATGTATACTTTGGAAGAAACAATCCTGATTCTCCATACTTTCAAGATGTCCTTAAAACGTTTAAGAAATTATTCGGTGAGCATGCAGACATAGAAATATTGTTTGTTGATATGATGGAAAGAAAGAAACGTGAAAGAAAAAGTTAAACAAGCATTTATGGATGTCGCAGAAACATTTGCAAAACTTAGCTATGCCAAGAGACTAAAGGTTGGTGCGATAGTAGTCAAAGATGATAGAATCATAAGTATAGGCTATAACGGTACACCTACTGGATGGGATAACAACTGCGAAGAGAATCACGAAGATGGATTTAACATCACGCTTAAAACAAAACCTGAAGTCATTCATGCAGAAGCTAACGCCATCGCTAAACTTGCTAGATCAAATGAGAGCGGGCTTGCTTCTACTATGTTTATCACTCATGCCCCATGTATGGAATGTTCTAAGTTGATATATACATCAGGTGTTAAGAGCGTTTATTACCGTAATCAGTATAGATCCAGCGAAGGGATCGAGTTCCTAAGGAAGTGTCAAGTCGAGGTAGAACAAATCCATGCAAAAACAATTTGATTGTAATGAATGTGGGGCGATGTTTAAGATAAAGTATAACTTAGATGAAAGTTATTATCACGTAAACTTTTGCCCTTTTTGTGGTCACGAACTCTATGAGTTGGATGAAGAAGAAGATGAAGAATGAGTTGGATGTATCATGGTGAAGAATTTACTGAACCCGGCCAATATGTCGGGTTTGTTTATTGCATTACAAATATAATTAGTAATAGAAAGTATATTGGTAAGAAGTTATTCTGGACACCAAAACGCAAACAAGTAAACAAAAAACGTGTTAGGTTTAAGGTTGAGAGTGATTGGAAGGAGTATTGGTCAAGTTCTGATGAACTTAAGGCTGATGTTGAAAAGCTAGGTAAGGATAACTTTACTAGAGAAATCCTACACCTTTGCCTTTCAAAAGGGGCAACTAATTACTTAGAAGCTAAAGAACAGTTTGTGAGAGGTGTATTAGAGAATTCAGAACTTTGGTATAATACTTGGATTATGGTTAGAGTAAATAGGTCACATCTTAAAAAGTTATGACCATTCTCTATGATGTTCGTGAACTTTTTCCATACCATCATAATCATGAATATACCAATCCACATCATCAGGAATATTAACAATCTTTAATTCTGAATGGTCTCCATCTGCCTTATTACCTAATTGCTCAACTACTGCAATAAGATCTGGATCATTTCTATCTAAGTCACTGGCAACACTGTAAACATTAGAAGAAATTATCCAGTAATCATTTTCCCAATCATCAACAGCATGTTGCCAACCTTTACGTTCGGCAACTAGCTTATACGCCTCAAAAGACAAATTAAATCCACCCCAGCACCTGTTAATTACTATTTTCATTGTATTCTAAAGTATTAGATTGTTGCAGCCAATATTTTTCTACTGCTATTTTAGCAGCACCCTCATTGATATAGTGCCCTAAGTATTTCTCGCAGTCATTGGTAAATGGAAAAGTCTCAGTATAGATCTTGGCAGAATAAAAAGCTGTAGATAGTGCGGCATGCCAAGATGCACCCACGATCCTACCATCAGACTCTCTGAAGTAATAATTCATATTACTAGTTTCGCGCCACTTATACATGGTCTTCCTTTGTACTATTAATTGATCGTTGATTCACACCATTTTCAAACATTGACCATAGTTTGTTAAATTTTAGTTCGTACAATGTCTCAAGACCCATTAAAGCATTGCCGATTTGATCTTCAGTCAATGCAGGACTAGAATCGCAAATGCCTTCATACACAGTCTTAAGGTCTTTGGTTATATTCCAGCAATCTAGCAATTGCTGCTCAAAGTCAAATCTATCAAATTTCATAATAATTTCTTTACAAATTGATTAAGTAGTTTATGATGCATACCATGATGCCAATGTTCTTTCATATAATTATAGCTATCAAACCAGTGTTGCGTTGCTTCCGGATGACAGCCAATTAGACCAAGGTTTTCTTGAGTCATTGCCATAGTATAACCTGTTTCTGCATATGTTGCAACTGTTACATAGTCACCACCTTCAAATGTGCATCCATCATAGAAGAACATTCTGTCCTGGTGACCTTTCCAAGTTATTGGTATAGCTTTTGCGTGAGGTCTTTTAGTACATGCTCCCCTAGCCTTGATGTACTGAACCACACGAGTCCCTTTAAGGAAATCAAAGTAAAAGCTGTCACACCAATAAGCACCCATGCATATTCCCAAATACGGCCTACCTTGCTGCACAATCTTTTTAATTTCATCTTTGTTCTTCCTTAATAAATCGTCAAAAGAATCACTATCGCCAATCCCTCCAGGAAAACAAACCATGTGGACATCGTCAAAAAACGATTTTTCCACATGGTGTTTTGTAAATATCTTAAATGAGTATTCTGGCAAAGCTTCCATCACACCGTTGACTGACTGGATGGAACATTGAGGATGATTGACAAATATTGCTATCTTTTTTGACATTAATTAGTTAGGTATCTTCCAATGAACGATAATATATAGATTGCTGAACACGAAAGAACGGCATAAATAAACCATTTTTCTGTTCTATTTTTAATGGCATACCAAGGAATTTGGTTAAATGTAAAGATATCTTGAATCCATAATTGATCGTTAGCAACATAGTTTTCCAGTGGTTCCCTATAGTTACTACCAATCTTAACACGCTTTCCTAAAGGAATTGCAATAGGTACTACTTCACCATCACGAATAATGTGTGCCATCTTTTTAATCCTTTATTTCAAAAATATAGTGCCCGCCTCGGCGAGTCTGTACCCAGGTATCGGACCAAAGAATGTTATTCACTTGCATAGCCCTTATAATGTCCTCATTGCCAGACCAACCAGCAGTGCTGATGTAATATTGATATTTGTCTGCTGGATCAGATTCATTTTCCTTAAAATAACCTTCTGCCCAACCCCAAGACCTTAAATGCCAGATGTTTTCAATAAACTTGAACCAGCCCCTAGGATCATTATAGGACCAGTTTTCTATCTGTTCAATTGCTTCTTCAGTAGGATAACCATCCTCATCTAGATATTCTTTCACCATTCACCTATCATTAAACATTTGTATTTCAAGTTCAGATAGCAATTTGCGTGCTTGCTCTACATCATAATCATATAATGCGTTGTAGATTTGTATAATAATAGGTCTAAATTCACCAAATACAGCCTCCGCTACAGCTCTCTTCGCATTATCGGCAGCATACTCTAATGCATGAGGATTCCTCAATAATTCAGTATCTGTTATCATTACTTGGGTGCCAAACGTAGCAGAAACCCTATAAACTTTGGCTACATTGATAGACTGTTTATCTTCATAGATAGTGCTTTTTACATTAACTACATTTTCAAATAATTTAGATTTTTTAGGTGTAATATATTTTCTATCACCAGTATCTAGTGCCTGCATCGCTTCTAATAATTTACTCATTTTTTCTCTCCATTGGGACCAGTTATGTCGTAGCGACCACCACATCCATGACAATAAAACCAAGACCAACCAAATCCATTGTCATGATACTTTCCGCCTCGATGACCAATCTTACCACATTCTTCAATCAAGGCATTCTTGGCAGGATAATAAACGGTCTTATCATATTCTGCCATTAACTCCTGCATCTTTTTGTTGCGGGCTCTATCTATTTCTGTTCTACGGGTCCAAATGTCGCTCATCCTTCTTCCTTAAGATCCAGGTTTCCTCATCCTTCTTTTCCCATATTATAGTATCTCCAACCTTAAAGTCAACTGCATTACACATATCAGGTGGAATCTCGATAAAATAATCATTGGTATATTCATCAAATTGAATAACCACGGTGGTCCTATTGGAGGATTTGCGTTGTTCACTCACTTGGTCGCTCTCTATACTCAGACTTAGGGACATAGGGAAATGTTACAGGCACTCTACTTTCTTTGCAAGTGTAATATGATTTATATCGCTCACCAGTTTCTTCTCTGGTGTACCAATCGTAAAATATGACACCATCAATATCATAAGCACCAGTATCATCTTTGAATACATGACCACATCGTTTGTTTTGGTAGACAGGGCCCTTATCAGGAGTACTGTAAGAACTGACATCGTGCCATTCCCAATCTTCACCAGTCAATGGTGCAACGGGTTCAAACTTCGCCAGTTTCTCAAATAGATTAATCGCATACGGAGCAGAAGTTCCAGAATGTCCTTCACCATCAAACACTTCAAGCAACTTCAATACATGGGTGCAAATGGCCTCTTGCATGTCATCTTTAAATTTACCATGTTCATCAGTCCAACCTGCTGCTCTAAATTCTATCATGGCATGTTTTTCGTAGCTGTTCATTGTATAACCTCACTAAATGTTGTTTTTCCGTATTGTGTAGAGTATGCCCACCGTTTATGGCACTCCACACAGTCAATGGTTCCACTTGTAACGTTGCCGTCTGGATTCAAATTGTTACCATGCCGGTCATAGACAGGATTGTAGTACACGTCAGTAGTCATGCTATATCCATACACAAATTTACAATGACGTTCGCAATCAGGATTCGGATGTATCATTTTTTTCCATTCTAAATCTTATAACATCAGCTGCAGCAGATAGAGCAGCATTCCATGATGGAGTATCATATGGATTACCATCAGTACCAACACCACTGTAACCTCTTAAGTCTTCTAATACTTCTAAGGCAACATTGATATCTGAAAAATTACAGGTGCAGCAATTGAATTCTGGATCATATCTATCAATTTGCGTGAAGTCCCAATCAGGGCAATGATGTGTAAAATTATTCATAGTCCAAAGTGTTTACGAATACGATATTTTGCCCAGTCGCCGTTGCTGTATTGACCACGGTCATGAATTTGTGCACAGCACTCTTCTACAATCAACTCAGCGAACTTTCGACATTCAGGCTGGTCCCAATGCCCCATACCAAACATATCTGCCTGGTATCCAGCTCGTAGAGCAAGTTCTCGAATTAGTTCATTCATATTACCAATCTCTGTGGTCAGTGATGGTGACAACAAAATCACCATCGGTGTCTTTGTGAGTAATCTGAAAGGTTGCTCTGAGTTCATAACCAATACCAGTTTCTTCATCATGTTGAGTCAGAGTAACAAATCCTACATTGCCAGTGGTATGAATGGTATCAAAGAGTTCTTTAATTCTCTCTACTTCTCTTTTACATAATCTAATTGTGTTCATGGTTTAAATCCAAAAAATCTTCGCACTTTGTAAATCCAAGAATTGTTTTTTTGTTCTTGTTGCAATTTCATCTGATAGTCAATTACCTCAATGGCCTCTCTAAAGTCAATAGGTACACCCATGCGAACCTTATCACTTAGCATTTCTAAGCGCTCATCTTTCATTCCTCAACTCCGAAATGTTTCTTAATCATAAACTTCATAAAATCTAAGTCACCTTCTTTGGCATATGAAAGGCATTCCCGAACAATCAACTCGGCGAACTTATTACATTCTTGCTCACTCAATTGCCATTCACCTTCGGCATCGTATGAAAGCATACCGTTTGCAGCTCTATAAGCGAGTTCTCGAATTCGTTCATTCATCGTCGATATACTCCCTTCGATAGGTCGGGCCTGTATTCCCATTGCCAAAAGTCAGCTAGGCCGCACATGTGGTTGGTAGGAAAGTACCAGACTTTTCTATATCCAATATGCTGCATAAACTTATCCCAGTACCACCTAATCACGTTCAACACCCAGTCTCTGATGTAGTTTCTTAGTAAAGTGCTTGTTTAATACAATATCGTCAAATACAAACACTAACAAAATGCAGAGTAGCAACATTAAAAAACAGGACACTATTATAAAAAAGGTCATTATTGTTCAACTCCGAAATGTTTCATTACTGATTCTTTCACAGGTTGATATACTTCAAACCTTTCGTTCTCGATCTTAGCAAAAACTTCACGAACAATTAACTCGGCGAACTTTTGATTAAATTGTGTATGCCACTCGATGTGCCCATCCTCCCAAATCTTTCCAGGAGTCTTGCTTCTCACAGGTGGAGTATAAACTTCATTCACATATTCTCCAGCCTGTTCAGCAAGTTCTTTAATCCTTATGTTCATTCCATCTACCTTTATTCAACTCTAATAGTTTGGAATAGTAAGCATCCTGAAATATGGCACTTGCTATCATTACAACAAGCATAGCAACCACTGCAACGGCCATATAAAATAGATCAATATAGCCTATAACCAATAAGGCCGCTAAAATGCTAAAGTATTTCAAGATTAACTTGATTGCGTACCATCTTGCTTGTGATTCAATGCTCATGTGTTCTTCTCCCGCAGTTTGGTTTCAATCGCCCGGGCAAAACGCATCAGCATCCCTTCGCTTCCGTCAATGTCACGCCAGATGATGCTGATATCCTCATCCGTCAACCCCACCCACGGCTTGCTTGGCTGCGGGGATGTGTGAAGCTCCTCTATTGCCGCATTTACCATCGCAGGCTCTTGGAGCCATTGATGTGGGTCTTTATCAATGTAAATCCAACGTTGGCCCTCAACACTGGCGTCAAGTGCATAACGCCACGCCACCGGCTCTTGCTGCTGTGCTGCTCCGTTAGCTTCGATCTGCCCCAAGTTCATCACGCGGAAACCGTTGCAGGTACGCACCAGAGTCAGGCCGATCTGGCGCAAGGCTTCGGCGATATTTAGCAACTCATCTGCTTCCGGCTCCGCCAGCCTCTCACGCAGGGCAATAACCACTTGGTGATACGGCATGTATACAGCCTCCAAAGCCTCTAATGCCTGCTGCATTAGTTCTCTGTCAGTCATGTGTTCTTCTCCTTGATTTCAGTGACTTCTTGTTTGTACCATTGCACCCTTTCGCCAAAAAATCCCTGACGTTTGGCCCACCCATAACGGGTCAGCAACACAGGTTTTAAATACGCAGGGTGTAAAATGACACGGGACTCTTGAACTTGGTAGTGGCTGCTTAAGTCTTCTTCTGCCTCAGTCATGTGTTCTTCTCCCGCAGTTTGGCTTCAATCGCCCGGGCAAACTCATATTCGCCATCAATTACATATTCTCCTGTCCCGATATATTTCATCACAACACCATCGATCTCGGCTAACTCCTCATCCGTCAGCCCCACCCACGGCTTGCTTGGCTGCTTTGGCGCGTACACCATGACATGCCCCCAAATGCGCGGGTCTGGCTTCGCTTCCGGCCACGCAGCAGCCATATCAATGAACTCCCACAGCCGCGCATCCAAGTAGGCCGCTGCTTTCTCAGCGCTGTCTACAGGCTCCTGCTCTGGCTGCGCCAGCCTATCGCGCAGGGCGGTGCCAGCCTCAAGTAGCAAGTCTTGCGCGTACTCGTGTTTGGTTTTTGTGGTCAATTGCTTCTTCAAGCAGGCATCGGCGTACTCCATAGCCTCCAGAGCCTGCTGCATTAGTTCTCTGTCAGTCACGTTTATTCTCCCAGGCCCAATTGACAATTATCCAATCTTCCAAACACTCTTTAAAACTATACTTGGCATCGACTTCAGTCTTACCAAACTTCTTGCACATTCTTTCATACCAATAAGGCCAGTATGTCCGTTTAATTTCATCTTCAGAAATAGTTACAATGTATCCGCCAGTCTCATCTGCCTCTGGATGGTCTGGATCATATTCATTATAGCAATACCATTTCATCTTGGATCCATTCCGCCATCAGAATTACTATCAGTATAACTGGTATTATGTTTTTCTTTGATGTTTCTAAGGCATTCATTATAACCAGCTCGATATACCGTACGCAATAACTTTTCCATCTCAGGAACAAGGTTCATATTAGATCGAGCTATTTCGATTACTTCGTCTTCAAAGGTCATTTGTAATCCTCGAGAAAATTGTAAAAGTTTATAGTACGATCTACACTATTTGCCCATCGATCAAATTCATTGAGAGGGCAGCTGATGTCTACAAAGAAGTCGGGGAATGCCCAGTAACGAAACCGATACAGTCGATTGCCTTTCTTAGCCATAGCACCCATCTTGAAGAAGTCTCTATCAACTTCAAACCCTTTACGTTTCAGTAAAGTCTTAAACTGACTTGGAGACATGCCCCATAGCTGATCTCGATCTGGTTTTTTAAAGATATACTTGAATTTCACGGTCTATATTCCAATTTAATACATTTCCAACCCTGGCGCTTACACCACCAAACGTTGTAGAGAGCCTTGATTATACTCTCACCTCTGTAAATCTCCAACCAGTAAAAGTGGTCACTACCTACTGCTGATTCCCATACTTTAACTTCGTATGTGTTACCCATCGCTTAATCCTTAAGACCAAAATATTCTTGTAATGTCTCACTGGCACCTACGACATTATATTGAATTCCACCCACATGAATGTCTGTAGTATAATCTTCCAACAGATCCATACATTCCCTGATAATTAACTCGGCGAATTTTTCTAGGTGCTTTTCATCCTCGCCAACGCCTTCGTTGATCTCATAGTATTCCCAAGTGCCAGACTGCTTGGCAAGTTCTCGAATTCGTTCGTTCATTCCTTGTCTCCATATAGAGCATTATGTAATCTTTCCAATCTTTCAGCAGCCATCAGCAACAACATCTTGAGGGCGATGTTATCTTGTGCGTTGGATGCAGTCTTTAGTGTAGCGATCAATTCATCGTTAGTCATTCTTCAACTCCGAAATGCGCTAAAACATATGACATAGGATCGCTATGGATCTTATCATGGTTCTGATACCAATCGTTGGCAGACTTAGCACATTCCCTGATAATTAACTCGGCGAACTTTTTGACAAAGGTGGGATGAAAATCACTACCTCCATCCACCATAGTGTCGGCATATTCTTCAGCATCATAAGCAAGTTCTTGAATTCGTTCGTTCATCATAGCCCTCTTAACACATCTTCAATTTTACGAAACTGCTCTGGTGTGATCTTCAGGAAGTTTGTCTTACGACCTGCTGATCTGATTTGGATATCAAACCCTGCAGGAAAATTCTCTGCAGTCAGCGGCAGCGGTGCTACCTGAAACATTTGCTGTTCGATGTAGTTTTTAGAATTAATGTCCATTATGATATATTCCTTTTACTTTGCTAGTTTTCTAAGAATGTGTTAGTCCCAAAATCTTGGACTCAACTCACTAACATCTAACATTTTCCTGATATCATCCTGACTCATGTATTTAAGGCAGCAAGTCAAGATGAACGAAGCATCAACCTCTTCGTCAAGTGCGAGAGAAATTGCATATTCCCTAGGATCACGCTTAAAAAGTTCTTTATCCATGATATATCCTTTAATCGTTGAGTTCGTACTGCTCGTCATACCAATTGTCATTCAACTCATCAGCATATTGCTGAAGCAATTCGCCATTAGCAAGGTCAACCCAGCTAAAAGGAACGTTAAACTTAGCAGCAATCTGCCTAAAACTGAGCTGACCACGCTCAATCTCTTCCATCAAGTCAATCATGACGTCTTTCAATTGTTTTCCTTTTTAACTAACATTAGGCAATTATAATACAAATCAAGTAACCTTACAACCTGTAAGCGTATTTCGATTACTTGAAATTTTCAGCTTTTTCATTGTCACGAAAACCAGCTGTATAATCAGCAATCTCTTTAGCTGTCATCTCGCTAAGTTTGACCAACCTACTATTATAGGAATCACCTAAAAAGTAGTGAGGATTGTAAGGACGACGATAGTAACTATCTGCACCGCCACGGTCGTAAGGACCGCCGTGCCTTTTGTTGTATTTCATGTTTTTTCCTTTGTTTGACATAACCCCTATTATCAAGATATCTAGAAAAAGGTCAACATTACGCAAAAATCAGCTTACAACTTGTAAGGTTATTACAATTTCGGGCATTCGTAACTCCTTGATTTCAAAGGAAAAATAAAAACATATGGCTCTTGTAACCCCTTGATTTTAAACGACGTAACATCTGTTGACTTTATTTCCGGTCCCTTGATAATGGAATAATGGAAACAACAAAACACAAAGGAACACAGATGGATCAGTTTGATCAGACGAACATTGTTTACAATAGTCCGTTTTTCAACACGTTGGTAGTCATTCCTGCGGTGGCTCTCAAGACGTATCAGAAGCGCGATGCATGCCTGATTCGCATGCGTGAGATGGGTGGCGTGGCAGCTGGCTACAAGAACCCTGAAGTGATTAAGCTGCGCGCTAAGATGTTAGCAGCCAAGCGGAAAATCGAGCGCGAAGGTTGGTATTGTCAAGTACTCGTTGATGCTGGTTGATGCTGGTTGATGCTGGTTGATCGTTGATGTTCAATTTAATTTAATGTAAGGAAGATATTATGCGAACAAAGAACTTTGTTCCTGGTCTCAAAAACAATCAGAAAATCCGTGTGATTTGTGATGGTGTTGGTTTTGTGACCACAGTTGCTGGTGCTTTTGATATGGTGTTCACTCATCAGCGAATTGCTGTGACTGGAATCCTGACAGGTTTGGGTTGTTCCATCCGAGGTGCTACTGCTCGTGGTGTATCGATTCCTACTGGCTTGGCTGGACGTCAGTCTGTTTACGGACCTGACAATAAGCGTATGGAAATTAATGTTCAAGTCGACTTATTGTGATTTCGTAACATGTTGACCAACACTTGGTTTTCCTATATAATTAGTTTTTCAACTGAGGAATGCAAATGAAAGAAATCAACGATTTTATCAACGGTCTCCTGCAAATCATTGCTGCAGAGTCTATCGAAGACGAAATCAACTATCGTTACAACCTGATGATGGAACAGTGGTTGGAAGAGTGCGAGACATACAGCGCTTGGTCTCGTGACCGTGAAGCTGAAATTTTCGCTGACTTTCATTGATTAGGGGATCAGAAAATGGCTTGGGTAAAAGACGGTGAGCATGTTGTTGCACGATACATGGGTGAGATTGTTTCTGGTGTTGTTGAGTCTAGCCGTGTTAAGTACGGTGGCAAGGTTCAGTACACTGTTAATTTGGATGCCCCTGTGATGTTAAGGTGGCGCAGCGAGCCAACATCCCGTTTGTTGATTAATTCACAAGAACTAGTAACAGGAGTTTAATTATGCCTTCAATGAGCTACTGCATGTACGAGAACACTGCTGGTGAGATGTACCAGTGTTTAAACAAGCTAGAGGACAATCTGGACAACGATCAGTTTCTTGAGGACATGTCAGAGTATGAACGTGATGGAATCATGGAACTGATGAGACTCGCAAAGCTCTTCACACGTCATTCAAGCTTTTTAAATCGCTTGTATTACGATAAACACCTGGAGTAACCTATGAAGATTGTAGTGCCAGTTAAACGACTTAAGCGTCGTGCAATTGAATTGTATCACGCTGATAGTCCGTTTAGACAAAAGAAAGTCCCTTTGAAAACTCTATATAAGCGTAATCCTAAACACAAATCAAAGGAAAACCTATGAGTATGTTTATATTCGATATCCACAACAGAGGATCTTTTGTTGAATCTATTGGTGTTGAGAGTGAGACTGAAAAGCAGGCAGTTGATTGTGCTCGCAAGGAATTTCCTCAAAATACAATCACGTTTATTCGTAAGATCAACAAGCAATTTCAGGTCGTTGAGACAGAAGATAAGTTTGCGTACAATTTTGCTCGTTTCAAGCGTATCCAGAATGATTACGGATTCAAATCAGTGTGGTCAAAATACGATGTAGATAACATCGATGACCTTGCTCCTTTCACGTTTAATAGGATCGAGCTTGACCATGTTCCAACAGCTCATACTAAAATTCCTCTAGAGAATCATACTTGGTTAGAGATTTGGTCTGTTGTCGATAAGTTGATTAGCGAGTATGATCCTGGACATCCCTACATTGAAGGGTTTAGGGTTTCTAAAAATACACTTTATGTTACTACAGGAAGCTAATAATATGGAAACAGTGAGAAGTTACTACAGTACTGCAAATCAAGATGAGCAAGCTACGTTTAGAGATTGGTTGGCTGGTTTACTGAAGACCAACGACGTTAAAGTTGTATTTACCAAGAGCGATGGTTCAGAGCGTGAGATGTCATGCACTCTAAGAGAGTCTGCAGTTGTTAAGTATGAGAAAAAGACAGAAAGAACAAAGGCTAAGTCTAATGATACAATCTCAGTTTGGGATTTAGATAAGGCAAGTTGGAGATCATTTCGTTACGATTCGATTAAGACTATCAAATTCGACATATGAAGAACACTGAAACGTTCGAACCTAAAGCGTCTGCGATCATTGAAGGTCGGCCAGACTACAGATCGAACCTAATTAGGTCGATCAATTGGTATTCTCTTGAAAAAGAAAAGAAGGACGCTAGGACCTACTTAAAGCAATACATCAAGACAATCAATCCAACGCTTTATAAGACGTTTGATAAGGTCAGCGATAGCAAGATTGTAACGTCTTATGGATGGGTATCAAGGCTTGCTAATCAAGGTGCAAAGCTAGATGTTAGTACTCTTGATAAGTTAAATAAGTACATCACAGAACTAATTCCAGAGCCTGTTAAGGTGAAAGAAGTAGTCGAAACAACTCCACGTAAGTCTGTAAGAGACTACGTGGAAGAGAAAGCATTTGAATATATTGGTGAGCTTGAAGGTGTCCTGGACGAGGCTGATCCTTCGTTTAGTTTACTGAATGACCTTAAAGGTAAATCGATTCCTCAACCTTATGTTCCACTGATTGAATCGTGGTCTAAAAAGAAGCTAACAGAGTTTCTTGATGTCTATGAAAGCAAAGAATTGCTAGAAGGTTACGGTTGGAGTAAGAGTAAGGCTAAACTAATGGCTAAGCTCGTTGCATCGATGATCGAAGATCTTGAAAAGTACTCATCATTTCGTAAGGCAAACCGTAAACCTAGAGCTAAGAAAGCTAGACCTGCTGCCTCTCAAATCAAGACTCTTAAATATAAGAGTAAGGATGAAGAGCTAAATATACAATCAGTTAGTCCATTAGAAATAGTTGGTGCTTCTCAAGTGTGGCTATATAATACGAAGACTAAAAAATTATCTGTCTATAAGACTGAATCGAGTACTGGAATTCAAGTGAAGGGAACCACTCTTCAAAACTATGAACCAGAACTCTCATGCACCAAGACATTACGTAAGCCTGTCGAAACACTTGCAGCACTAAGCAAGGCAGGTAAAGTTCAGTTAAGAAAGTTTATCGATGAGCTTTCAACAAAGCCTCAAGAAGTAAACGGTAGAGTAAACACAGATATGCTAATCATAAGGACAGTAAAGTAAGATGGGAATTGGAGTTGGCACAGTAGTAAGGATTGTACTTTCAAAGATCGGTGGAATTCCTTTGATGGGGATTCCATCAGGTCTTACTATTAATGGTATGCCTGCTACTGTCCAGCTTACTATCTCACCAGCTACTTTAATTGGCCTTGCGACAGGTGGAGCTGGTGGCTTAGGTGGTTTAATTAATACAGTAACAGCTGGAGTAGGAACTAATCTTTCTACTTCATATAACGGTTCTTTGAATCAGTTATTTCAAAATCCTGTTCAATCGTATGTTACTGACGCATCATCAGCTCATGCTACTGCTGTTTCAGCAATATCAGGCTACGGTGGTGGTTTAAATATTACATCTTTGAGTAACCTGCTTTCAACAGCAGGTAATAACATCTACCATACTCTTAAAGTATTTGAAGCGCATACAAATAGAATCTCAGGTGTTGCTATACCTGATGATGAATCACAATATGCTTTAACTGATATCCTAAACTTAACATCTGGCTTAGATACAAATGTTGCATCTAATCTCAATATCTCAGTTTCAGATTACACAAACTCTCTAAATAGGTCAGGAATTGTTAGTCTGGTGCAGAGTAATTTAGCGTTAGTAAGTACTGCTATTGATTCAGGCAATCAAAATTATGTTGATAGTCTTGTTGCCAATATCACATTGCTAAAGTCAAACTTAGATACCACAGTTAACACCGACGTTACTAATTTTAATAAGACAATTATTAAAACTGATACGATTGGAAGTGTGCAAACACTAGCAATGGCGTATAATTCATCTTCTGCAGCTCAAACATTGATTGGATCAGTGACACAAACAGCCATGAATACAGCAATTAAAGCTGCTGCAAGTCAGCTTGGTGGCATAGCAGGTGGTGGTGTTCAAGTTACAGCTGGATCAGTCAAAGCTCCTCAAGGATTCATCAGCACTTAATAATATTGGAAATAAATTGATAGTTATAGATTATTCGCAGACTGTGATCTCAAACTTCATGAATGAAGTAGGTGGAAGGAAAGACATCGAAGTCTCTACTCCCTTACTTCGTCACATGATCCTTAACACAATCAGAAGCTTCAAACAAAAGTTTGGTCGTGACTATGGCGAAATCGTCATTGCTTGTGACAACAAGAAGTATTGGAGGAAAGAAGTATTTCCATACTACAAAGCAAATAGAAAGAAAGCTAGAGAAGAGTCTGGATATGATTGGAATGCTATCTTTGAGACAATGTCTATCGTTAAGGCAGAGATCGATAAGTTCTTTCCTTATAAGGTGATTGATGTAGAGGGTGCAGAAGCAGATGATGTGATCGCATCTTTAGCTGAATACTCACAAATTACTAAATCAACCTCCAATCCATTATTTGGTGACGATCCAGAGTCTTTTTTAATTATTTCTGGTGATCACGACTTTGTGCAACTTCAGAGGTACAAAAATGTCACACAGTTCTCTCCAATTCAAAAGAAATTTGTTAAGGCTGACACAACGCCGGAACGAGCTATATTGGAACATACGTTTAGAGGGGATAAGGGAGACGGAATCCCTAACGTCCTATCTGCGGACGACTCCATCGTCGCTGGCGAACGACAAAAGCCTGTTACCTCCAAGAAAATTGAGGAATGGGCGCTAGCACTTCCTAGTGATCCAGATTTCCAAGCAAGATATAAAAGAAATCAAGTCCTTATAGATTTTAGATTTATTCCTGAAAAGATAAAGCATTCAGTAATTGAATGCTATGAACAACAACCAAAGAAAGATCGTAGTCAACTTCTAAATTATTTTATGTCACATAAGATGAAGCAGATGATTGAACTGATTGAGGAGTTCTAATGAAAACCACAGTACCGCAAGCTCTCGAAGAGATGGACAAAGCAAAAGCTTTTGAAGATAAAGTAATGATACTTCAACGCTATAACAGCGATCCACTCAGACTTTTGATTCGTTTAAACTTTGATCCTAATCTTAAAATGGATCTTCCTGAAGGAGCACCTCCTTATAAGACTGATAAAAATGTCCAAGATGGAATGGGTCAGACTAATCTTTATACCGAAAATCGTAGGTTTTATATCTGGCTCGATCGTAATGTCCAGCTTCCTAAAGTTAAAAAAGAACAATTGTTCATTCAAATGTTAGAAGGATTACAATGGAAAGAAGCTGAAGATGTTATCCTTGCCAAGGATAGAAAGCTTCACACCAAGTACAAAACTCTTCATCCTAAAGTTGTACAAGCAGCTTATCCTGGCCTAATTCCTCCTGATATTACAGAGCTTCCCAAGGAGCCCAAAGCACCAAAAAAAGCGAAAGTCCTTTCGGTAGATTCTTCTCAAGATTCATTGCAGTAAAGAAAAAAGAAGAACCACCAAAGGACATCGACCATTGGAAGTCTTATTATGATATTCCAAAGTACGAAGACTACTATACGTTTAAGATCCACAAAGAGTAACACTTGACTTTTATTTGTGTTGATGTATACTAGTCTTTCACTCTTTGGAGAACATATGATTCTTTATACATCGACCAAGTCTCAAGTTAAGGCTAAGTCACAAACAAAGGCAGAGAAAGCTGAATATGCAGCATGGTGTCGTAAAGTAGGAATTGATCCTAATCAGAAAAAACCTATGATAAGCAAACCTGGAAAGTATGTTCCCCCTAAAGTGTTTCGTCGTGAAACTCCAAACTACCCATCACATGACTCTGGAATAGGTGTTGCTGCTAAGAAAGATGCAACACAGTATACTGGAGATAAGGTGATGGGAATCTCTATTGTCCATAAGTCATGCCTGCAGCCAGTATTTTCTGGTGAGCAAGCTAAAGATTTTGCTTCAATGCGGCGATGAAGCTAGGATTTTCAATTAACCGTTATTTGTTAGAATTGTGGCCTTATGACCAATGGTCTAGGCGCCACATGTATAAATTGTGTGAGATGTACAGCTTGACTTTTGAATTAGTACCTACTACTATGGGTACTGAGGCGTTGAAGTTCAATCAAACAGACTTTGACATTTTATTATTTGTTCTTGATCGTTATGAGGTAAATGTAAATGAGTAATATTCCATCTTCACCAGAAGATCGTAAGAAAATCAGACTAGCTCTTCAAGAGATCTCTGATAGTATGACTAGGATCGAAGCAGAGCGAGATCTTATTAAAGACATCATTAACACTGTGCATGAAGACTATCTTCTCAACAAGAAAACATTCCGCAAGATGGCAAAAGTCTTCCATCGTCAGAACTTTAGTGAAGAAGTAGCTGATCACGAGGAATTTGAAGTTCTCTATGAGAACATTACACTATCAGCGTCGCTTGCACAAGAATCATGAGTGAGCGATACATCCTTGAAGGAATTAAGTTAGATAGCAAGGGAAGGTCGAAGTCTTCAACGATTATTGGCGTATACAGGACTCTCGAAGATGTTGAAAAAGTAACATGTGGACTTGGTTCGAACAAAAGACTAAAATTCAATATTCAAACAGACTACACATTATTTGATCATGTCAATACACCAAATTATTTCTCAGCTAGCAGCGACGTCTTCACGCTTGGAAAAGGAAGCAATCTTAAGAGCTAACTCAGATAACGACCTACTTAAGAGTGTTATCAAGCTAGCACTCGATCCTTTTATCCAGTTTTATATCCGCAAAATTCCAAAGTACAAAGCGAGCAAAGTAACATTGACGCTTGCTGGTGCTTTGGACAAACTTGGTGAATTGTCTAGTCGTAATAAGACAGGCAATGCTGGTATTGAACACCTAACTTATATTATGGAGTCAGTTAATGCAGAAGACGCTTTGGTCATTGAACGAGTCATCGAAAAAGATCTCAGATGTGGAGTCAGCGAGGCAACAGTCAACAAAATCTGGCCTCGATTCATTCCAACGTATCCCGTCATGTTGGCTTCTGGGTTTGAGGGAAAGCTCATCGAAAAGTTTAACTGGCCAGGCTTTGTCCAACTCAAGTTGGACGGCATGCGCTTTAACGCGATCGTCCGTAACGGAAAAGTAGAGTTACGTTCGAGGAATGGTAAAGAGTTAAACATTCCAAATGAATTATTCCATCAATCGTTTACTGAGCTTGCTAAGTTCTATCAAGAAGATGTTGTATTTGATGGTGAGCTGTTAGTGATTAACGAGTCTGGCAAACCTCTAGACCGTAAGACTGGAAACGGTATACTTACTAAATCGATCAAGGGAACTCAATCTAAAGCAGAAGCTGCAATGGTTAGGGCTACACTTTGGGATGCAATTCCGTTCAATTCGTTTGTTGAAGGTGTGTTTGATACTCCTTACCACAAGCGATTGAAGTCTCTCACTACATCGCTTACCAATGTTCCACAAAATCTATCTCATCTGCTATCGATTGTTGAGACTAAAGAAGTAGAAAATCAATACCAGGCTACAGAACTTTTTAATAAGTATCTTCAGCTTGGCTTTGAAGGGACGATTCTTAAAGATCGAAATGGCATTTGGGAAGACAAGCGCTCTAAAGGTCAGATTAAGTTCAAAGGAGAGCTTGAGTGTGACCTTAAGGTTGTGGATTGGGAAGAGGGGACTGGTAAGAACAAGGGTCGTTTAGGCAATCTTGTTGTTGAGTCTAGTGATGGTGTAATCAGAGTTGGAGTAGGTACTGGATTTACTGACTTAGATCGTGATACGATTAAACCTAACGTAGTTGGTAAGATTGTTTCCATCAAGTACAATGCTCGAATTCAAGACAAGCGTGGCAATGTAGAAAGTCTATTTTTGCCAGTATTTGTTGAGATAAGAGAAGATAAGACATTAGCAGATTCTAGTTTGGAGATTAAATAATGAAGCTTTTTCATGAACTTAGTGAGTTAGAAACACAAATTATTGAATTGGATGCATCATTGAGTCTTTTTAAAGGTCTTATTTACTCCTGTAGAGACATGGGCGAAAAAGATCTAGAAAAAGCACTATATGGCATGTTGAATTCATTAGAGCGAATTAATGGTTCAATTCGTGTTGAATTTGATAAAGTATGGGAAGCAGATAAGAAAGGTGAAAGTGTAGATAAGATTGATCTAAAAGAGTACAACGAAAAGATGAATCCTCCTGTGCTGATCTTTCAATTGGGTGATGTAGAGGATCCTCATTTGTGTGCTCAGATGCATATCAATGATAAACTACCAAGTGCATCGCATAAGTATTATTACACCCTGCTCAATAAGGACATGGGTCATGAAGTGAGGGTGTACGAACGTCAAAGTGTATAAAAAGGAGGCTGTATGGATGAAGAAACCAAAGCAAAACATAGCAAGCGGATCCAACAAAAAGAGAATCACATCAAGCAGCAAGTAAGAATTGCAAAACAACACGGAATCTCTTCATACAGCGACTTTTTGGATCAGCCGCACAGATTTGTCAAACACAGTGCAATGAACTGTGGTAATCCAAAATGCATCTATTGTGCCAATCCAAGACGTCTTTTTAACGAAAAAACGAAACAAGAAAAGAGCTTCGAGCAAACAAAAGTGTGGACGGAGACTTAAATAAAAATCCCTTTTAAATCAAGCAGTTAAATACCTGACCAAAATAGTCAGGTATTCCTGCACGGGATTTTACATGTTGACCTTTTTCCTAATATCTGTATAATGGGGGTTATGTTAAACAACAACGGAAACAAACAAATGAACCAAGCAGAAAAAGCTCGCTTCCAACACAACATGAACACTTTCGGTATGAGCCACGAAGAGCTCGAGCAGTTGATCTTCGCTAACGAGAATCGCCTGCCGATGTTTGCTGCAGGTATTCTCTCTGATATTCAAGAGCTGCTTGATTCTGCTCCAGATAGTAAGACACTGCGTGATCAGATTCGCAAGCAGTTGAACGTAGCTAAGTATGCACTTTTCACCGAAGCAGCCTAGGAGGTTTTTATGAATTTGAGAGTTAAAGCTGGTTTACAAGTTTTTGGAATGCTTGCAGCGGCAGTGTTTGCTGCAGTGGTTGTAGATATCTTGATTAAGACGTTTGATGCTAATACAATCGTTGGTGCAGCAGGAGTAGGATTATTTACATTCTGTTTTTACCAACTCTACAGGATTCGTTTGAGTCAACTAGAGTATGATATTGAAACAAACCGTAAATTGAGAGGTCAGTAACATGTCGGATCAAATCGTAGGTTATGGTATGGTTGTCATTGGGTTTGCGAGTTTGATTTTGATTCTTAATGGGGTTATCTAATGCAATACGCGACCAGGTTGGTCAATTTTGATAGTACTTACTACTTTGATCTTGAGCAAGATGCGATCAATTATGGAAGGAAATCAGGGTTCCAATATTCAGTATGGTTATGCGACAAAAGCGGTAAATTCGTCAAACAAGTATATTGCAACTACGTTGGTTAACTGAGGAATAAAGATGAAACTACTTATCTGTACACAATATCATGAAAACTACGGTTCTGCCGACAATCCCTACTGGAAAGCTAAGGGTGGTGAGGAGTACTATTACGACCTTTTTTCATTCAAGTTTAACGAGATGGCTTCTAAGAAGCTGCAGATGATTGTAGATTCGCTTAGAGACCAAGTTGAGTGGTCTGACGAATACTCAAAACAATATATAATATCGTGGTCATTAGTTGATGACGATTACATGACTAGTTTTGAACGTAGTCAATTAGAGTATGATGGTAAAATAACCTATCCTGTTAGATATCTCAACGATACGGAGACCGTATGAAAAAAATACTTTTAGGATTTCTGCTAGCAGCAGTATCCTTACCTGCTTATGCATGGGGCGAACGAGAGCAGGGAGCGCTTGCTGGTATAATTATCGGGAGTATGCTAGCCAGAAATCAAGTTTATGCAGCACCACAAGTCTATGCACCACCTGTTATTCAACATGGACATGGGTTTCACCATCACCATGCCCCCATGTATGTACCTAGAATTACAACTCGTTGCTTTTATGTTCCAGTATACGACCAATATGGAAACATCGCATACTATAACACTCAATGTGTGCGTGAGAGATATTAATGGTTAGAATTAATGATATAATTGATGATGAAGACCTTGCCTGGTGCATCGATGGATCAACTGACCTTAATATGGTTAGAAGGTTAATCGATGTGTGCCAGGATGAAGCTCTTTTAGATGTCCAACAATTTGGTGAGTTGTTTGCACGTCAAATAGAAGGATTTATTGATGCTGCAGAAGGTACTGAAGAATGGGAAGAGGCTCACGAAAACAACCTCAATTGGGGTATAGGTATTGCCGATACCATTAATGATTATGTTTATGAAAAGTGGATGAAATTATGAGCAAAAGATGGATAGATCCTCCTTCAGGATGGATGTATGGTTTTCCAAAGTTGCATGATACTGACTTTGATAACAACAACATCACTGAGTGGTTGATTGAGAAAGGTTATCCTAAGACTCAAGCTGATCAACTTGGTAACTCTAGTAGCTTGTGGATTAGGGTGTGGGATCACATTGAGCACGAAGAAGATGAAATACCACCGCACACGGATTAATCATGAGTTACGTATGGGTTGCTATTAACATATTTTTTGCATTTTGGTGTTGGCGTGCAAGCGAACAATACTTTAAAATGAAAAAGAGTTTTTCTGGTTGGTATTGCTTGGTAGCAAGTGCAGCTAATGCTGCAGGCGCTGCAGCAATCCTATTTTAACATGGCTGCAGGATTTAACTTTAAACGGAGGCAACGTTGCCTTGATATTTTATTGGAGGACGATGTGGGATTATTTACAGTCAAGAGGACAAAAACTGGCAGTCAGACTATGACTCAACGTAAAAACACTAAAACAGGCAAGTCTAGTATTTCGTGGTCTACTACTACAGGTAATAAAAGAACAACGAGGACAATTACTTCGGAATCAAGTAAACCACGAACAAGAAAGACAAAATTGTGGTAGCATCCTTCATTAAAAGTGTTCAACCATTGCCTAAAAGTTATTACGACTTAAGGCCTCGTAAAGTGTCGAAACTCGTTGTAGAACAATCAGAATTCAAAGATCCAGAACCAATAGAGGAATTATCTAATGAAGTTGTCGAATCCAAACAGGAGACAAAGAGCAATCCCGGAAAATCAGGACGAAGAAAAAAGGATTGAATGGCAAGGCGGATATAAGGCCAAAGCTGTTATTCTGAAGGATGGTCGTGTGGGATATATTCAGCGAAAGGTTGAAGATAAATTCCATGTGTTAGTTCCACAAAGTAACTGGCCATTTCCTGATTGGGTACTTTGTACTAAGAAAGACTTTAAGAATTACAATCCACTAGAAGGAATTGAAGAGGCACCATTCTGATGAAAGTTTACATAGGTCCTTACAAAAATTGGATCGGTCCATATCAAATCGTGGATGCGATCTTCTTTTGGCATGAGCGTTATCCTAAGGATAAGTTAGCTGAACGTTGGGATTATAAACTACATGATCGTATATCAGAGTGGTTAGCTAACACATGGGTAAATGACTTATGTGAATGGATTCAAAGCAAGCGTAATCCCACCATCAAAATTCGTATAGACCCCTGGGATACTTGGGGAATGGATCATACATTGGCTATGATTGTTGTTCCCATGTTAAAGCAACTTCAGGCAACCAAACACGGTGCACCTCATACTGATGATGAAGATGTACCTGAGCATCTTCGCTCTACCGCTGCACCTGACAAAGAAAACCAATGGGATGTTGATAGTAATCATTTCAAGCGGTGGGATTGGATCATGGATGAAATGATCTGGACCTTTGAACAATTATCTGATGATGATAACACTGCTCAGTTCTTTACTCATCCTAATGAGGATGAAGTGTTTGAAAGCAATGAAGAGCGCCTTTTAGCAATTAAGATTGATAATGAAGGTTTGAAAAAGCACGAAGAACGTATTAGCAACGGACTTAGACTGTTTGGCAAATACTATAGAGGATTGTGGGATTAATGGACAAAACAATGGAAAATGTGAAGAAAGTAGGAAATAATTTAGTAAGTATTTTTCACTACATTGCATTATTTGTTATAGGAGCAATGACTGTGTGGTCAGCTTCTTATGCAGTTATTTCTATGTTCTATAACCACTATGCAACTATTCAAGACATATTGCTACTTTTTATCTACTTAGAAATTGGTGCTATGGTTGGAATCTACTTTAAGACTAACCATATGCCAGTTAGATTTCTTATCTATATTGGAATTACTGCACTAACAAGACACTTAGTTGATCTTGTTGCAGATGGTTCTGAACATATGGAAGAGATTCTGTATATGAGTATTACTACGTTAATATTATCTCTAAGTGTTCTTGTAATTCGCTATGCTAGCAGCAAATTTCCATCTTCTTCTAAAGAAGAGCATGCCTAAAACTCAATTTACAAGATATATTTTTAACACTTATCAGAGTCTAAATTTTTCTGTTATTGAGCTTGCATTTATAGTAGTAATCGTTGTATTTCTAGTATCTTAGATTTATAAATACAATTATGAATACTACGATACTCCATGACAGCAACGATAATTAACTTTCCAGTAAGGGAAAAACCTTCCAAAACCTACTACCGAATTCCTCTATATTCGGATGAGGAAGTGTTCATCACTTTACTCTGCGTCAATGCATTTGGCAATCTTCCATTTAAAGTATCTGAGGATGATCTTGCCAAACTCGATTCCAGTGTTGTGCTTGCTTATTTACACGAAGCACAAGACCTAAATATTTTTTCAGCAAATGCTAGAAGTGTTATTAGAAAAATTCTTCGATCTGTTGAAGAAGTTCCTATTTCAATGTAAGGATTTATTATGCCAACCTATGACCTTAGATGCAATCAATGTCAAGAAGAATTTACTTTAAGGTGTAGCTACGATGAACGTATCGCTACACCTTGTCCAAAGTGTGGATCACTAGATCACGAACAACATTTTACCACCACATCGCCGTCTGTAGGAGACTCGGTTCGTCTAGGAGTCAGAACGATAGATGGTGGATTTAGAGAGGTATTGTCTAAGATACATTCGGCTAATGGCCGACGAAGTACCTTGGCATCCAAACTATCTAGACGATGATCATGTTTAATAAAAATAAACTACTCCTGGAGGGCGATAGCTAATAACGGTTATTGCCCTCTTTTTATTTACCGAGGGCATACATGGCAAAAAAACAACAACATTTGCAATTACAAGAAAATACACCAAGAATGACTCTAACTAATAACAAGTTAAAGTTACGATTGGATGACATGGATGTAATTGAGCCATTAACAGAAAACCAAAGGAGAGTATTTGAGGATTACGATCATGCCAAGATTATGTTGCTGCATGGCGTTGCAGGTACAGGTAAAACTTTCATAGCACTGTATCATGCACTCGAAGAAGTGTTAGATAAGTCAAATCCTTATGAGAAGGTTGTAATCGTAAGGTCAGCAGTTCCATCTAGAGACATTGGACATTTACCAGGAGATGAAAAGGAAAAAACAGAAGTATATACTGAACCCTATGTAGAAATTTGTAGGTCTCTATTTCACAGAGCAGATGCCTATCAGAGGTTAAACGAACAAGGTGTGATCCAGTTTATGATTACATCGTTTGTACGTGGAATCACACTCGATGATGCGATTATTATCGTAGACGAGTGTCAGAATATGACTGATATGGAATTAAATTCTATCATTACAAGGGTTGGAGATCGATCAAAGATAATATTTTGTGGAGACTTTAGACAAACTGATCTTTATAAGAAGACAGACTTGTCAGGACTCAAAAAGTTCATGGTCATAGCAGATATGATGCCCTCATTTAAAGTCTATGAATTTGGTGTAGAAGATATTGTCAGATCATCTCTAGTAAAAGAGTATATTCTAGCTAGAATGGCATACGAAGAAAGGTATGGTGGAAACTAGATAAATATAGGGTCATTACATTGGCCCTATATCCATGCTTATTCATAATATTCTTTTACACAATATAAAAATTCAATCTAGGTTTTATCTTGTGGTCAATAATTCTGATCTCACCTATTCAGTAGGTGAGTCTGTCAGTGCTCAACCTATTCGAGCAATGGGGGGATCAGGCAATTTTACCTATTCTATTTCCCCTTCCCTACCATCTGGACTATCTTTCAACACCTCTACTGGGTTTATAACTGGAACACCAAGTTCCACACTTTCGCTTACTTCCTTTACTGTTACTGTTGTGGATAATGAAGAATAATATGGAACTAAAAGAATATATTGTAACACTACACAAGCACGAAGATCTTGATGATTTTTATCAAGATATGGAAACGCCTGGTGGCAATCTTTTTATTCCAGATCGTGCTGTAGAAGTTGTTAATCGTAGACCTATTAGCAGGAATACTCATTATTTGTTAACTAAAGAAGAAGCTGATCAAATTAAACAAGATCCCAGAGTTTGGGATGTTGATATACCTTCACATTTACAACCCAAAATAAATATAACTCCGAGTTGGTCAGTAACAGGAGATTTTGGTAATGTTTATCAAGATGTTGCTGACAGGCAAAGTTGGCATTTATCGTTTTGTACTTCAGAAACACCGACCCCTTACCAATTATTTCAGCCTAAAATTGAAACTGTATCAAGAAATACCTCTGGTAAAGGAGTTGATGTAATAAACGTCGAAGCTTTAATACAACCAACTGGAGTTGAATGGGCTGAAAATTATGATGGAACTGGTAACTCTAGATTAAATCTAATTAATTGGTATGGTTTTGGTTTAAACGGAGGGGATGGCCTTAATAATAACTTATATGTGTATAGCGCTAATGATTACTATAGTGATCACGCTCAACAATGTTCTAGTCTAGCAGCAGGAAGTAGATATAGTTTTGCTAGAAAATCAACAATAATCAACGGTACACCAACTGGTGTCTCTTATGATCAAAATAATAACCCTGTATATAGTACAAAATTAGATTACGTTCGTCAATATCATAATTGGAAAAAAATTAACTTAGATGGTGATTTATTAACAACTAAACCATCTGTGTGTCATACTAGTGTTAATTCTCAATTCTTTTTTTCAATATATGAATTAAATACCGAGGGATCTGGCGGTGGGCCAGTTACAATAAACTATAGGGGAACGTCATATTATGGCCCATGGTCACTTAAACCTGGAGTACCTGAAAATTTATACGAAGAGTATAAATCAAGCAATTGGTGGAACGGCACCGTTACTCTACAAGACTTAGGATTTCCTGATATAGTCATACCAGTTGTATGGTTGGGAGGTGGTGGCGGTAGTGACCCAGACAAAACTAAGAATTATAAAGTAGGAGTAGCCACAGCTAATACTGCAGAGAATGCCGATATAACAGATGCTATAAATGATGGTGTAATAATGGTTTTTTCAGCAGGTAATTCATATAGAAGACTTGTAGACAGTAGTCATGCTGATTTTAACAATACTTTAGTATTTAATGGTGGTACTACTTATTATATTAATCGAAGTGAATATGCTTCTTCTAACCCAATTTTAGCGGGAAATCTAGGATCAGATCTATATCTAATTGCATCGAGTGCTAGAGGACCAGGAATAACTATTATAGCACCTGGTTCTGAAACCATATCAGCAACGTTAGATAGTGTCTCTACAGCACCTTGGTATGTAGATAATGATCCTAGAAATTCTACTAATAAAGTATCAACATTCGGAGGAACTAGTGCTGCCTGCCCAGTAGTGGCTAGTGTTATAGCTTGTATACTTGAATTAAAACCGAATATGTCCCACGGAGACATGGTTTCATATATTAAATCCATAGCTAAATCAAACGCAATAAATGGAACTGAGGGATTTAATTTATTTGGATATAATAAAACACTTTTTTTACCTGAATCTACATTTTCAATTTCTGCAAGCGAATCATCTATCAGTAATGACGAAAGTGTAACGTTTACTATTACTACTACTAATGTACCTGATGGTTCTACACTCTATATCACGGAAGGTGGTACATCTACCATTTTTGATTTTGCTGATGGCAGCATTCAACGTGCAATAACTGTAAATAGTAATTCAGCAACATTTACAAGAACCTTATCTTCTTTATTTGAAGGATCAAAAACATCCATCATTCAAGTAAGGACTGGTGGATTTAGTGGAACTATTCAAGCAACAGCAAGCACGGTAACTTTACAGGAACCTACTGGACAAAATTTACCTGTAGTTCAAGGTCCTACTACTTCATTATCTGCTTCTTTTAATTTAACAATAACTTCATAAAATCACAGATAAATATGAAAACACTCGCTCAACTTAGAGAAGGGCTTTGGGCTAACATTCATGCAAAGAGAGCACGGATTAAGGCTGGCTCTGGTGAACGAATGCGTAAACCTTTTTCTAAGGGTGCGCCTACTGCTGATCAGATAAAAAAAGCTACTAATGAGGGCGTAAGTACATCCTATAGTAAGCCAGATGAGCATACTGATGTAATGTCTTACCATGATTTAGAAGCTCGTATTGGTCGACCCAAAGCTCTTTTGATTGCCAAGCATGATCAATTTCGAAAACATATCTCTCCGCAAATGAGTTTAGGGGCCCAGGTAGGTTTTAAGTTTGAAAGACGTCATGGGTTTGAATCTGTTTATGCAGTTCATGGTCCAAATAAGTACGTTGATAAAGAAAAGCCTGGATATAGAACCATGCTTAGATTTCATTTAAGTGGTAGTGGTAAGAAGGTAACCCAAGTTGATCGTTCTGTTAACCATAATAACGAACGACATCGTGAAGGTAGTTTAGTTTGGAATCATCGTGAAACTTGGGAACATCCTGTAGATAAGAGAGAAAATAAGAGATTAGCAAAAGTAACGGGAGGAGTTAAATGAGTTTTGATTTTGACTTTACAGTCGATCACGTTAGAGCACTATTGCCAAGAGTTAAGAACCATGATGAATGGTATGATTCAATGGTTGATGCACTTCCACAATATCATATTAGTGATGTTGCAAGGGTAGCTGCATTTATTGCTCAGTGTTCACATGAATCAGCTGGATTCACTGCTCTTTCTGAAAATCTAAATTATTCTGCAGATGGTCTAAGAAAAATCTTTCCTAAGTACTTTCCTAGTCCAGAGATTGCTCAACAATATCACAGACAACCAGAAAAGATCGCCAATCGTGTCTATGGTGGAAGAATGGGCAATGGACCAGAATCTTCAGGCGAAGGGTATAAGTTTAGAGGACGTGGCCTTATCCAATTGACTGGAAAAGATAACTATCGTCGCTGCAGTCAATTCTTATTTGAAGATGAAACATTACTAGAGCAACCAGATGTTCTTGCTCAGCCATATTATGCGTTGCATTCAGCGTGCTGGTTCTGGTATGCTAATAAATTAAATGCATTCGCTGATTCACAAGATATAAGAATGATGACAAAAAGAATTAATGGTGGTTTCATTGGACTAGATGACCGCATTAAGCATTACAATCATGCACTAGAGGTCTTACAGACATAAAATGAAACACTTTAATCATGTAAATATTGACCTACCTTCAATCAAGCAAGTAAATCTAGAAAGTAAGCGGTTGTATGAGACAGCAACGGGTAATAAATACCCGTCTGTCACTACTGTTCTTTCTGCACATAATAAAGATGCAATCGTTGCCTGGAGAAAAAGAGTAGGTAACGAAGAAGCTAATAGAATAAGTGTAGCTGCTACTAAACGTGGAACTAAAATTCATTCTATTATAGAGTCATACTTAAAGAATGAAGATAGGCCGATAGAAAATAACTTAGATCTCAATAGATTTTTTTCATTGGAACCATACCTAGAAAACATAGATAATATCCATGTTCAGGAAAGACCTCTTTATTCAGATCATTTGAGGTTAGCAGGAACGGTAGATTGCATTGCAGAATATGATGGAAGGTTATCAGTTATAGACTTTAAAACTGCTTCCAAAGCAAAGAAAAAGGAATGGATACATTCCTACTTTATGCAATGTGCTGCTTATGCTATCATGTATGAAGAGAGAACTAAAAGACCTATAACAAACTTAGTGATAATGATATCTGTAGAAGATGATGCACCTCAGATCTTCTTTGAAAAAAGAGATAATTGGGTGAAAGATCTTTTATATTATAGAGATTTGTATGAACAAAATAATTCCTATTAATAAAATCCTTCTTGGAGAATTAACAAATGAAAACTGTTGGTGATAAATTAAGTCCGTTCAATATCGTTGGTGTTAAGCCCGGAGCTCTAACACCCGAAGGTGCCTTTGAGGACCTAACGGAAACATCCTTCCCTGGTAAGTGGAAGATTATTATGTTTTATCCTAAAGACTTTACTTTTGTATGTCCAACAGAAATTGTTGCATATGATAAACTTGTTAACGATTTTAATGATCGTGATGCAGTATTACTCATGGGTAGTACAGATAATGAATTCTGTAAACTAGCATGGCGCAATGCTCACGAAGATCTAAAGAAAACTAATTCCTGGATGTTTGCCGATACACAACGTCGCAATGATGATTGGGTATCAAAAAGCCTTGCTGATCAGTTAGGTATTTTCTTTGAATCAGCAGGAGCTGCCTTGCGTGCTACTTTCATTGTTGATCCTAATAATGTTATTCAACATGTCACAGTTAATAACTTAGATGTTGGTCGTAGTCCAGAGGAAACCTTGCGTGTTCTCGATGCATTACAAACTGGCGAACTTTGTGCATGTAATCGTGCTGTAGGTGGTGCTACACTTTAATGGAACCATGGTTGTTGATAACGGTATCTTTGTTATTAACTATCATAGTTTCAATAACATTAGTTGAATATTTTAAGGATAATGACGAATGAGTTGGGTAGATCAAATTAAGGAAGCAATTCCTGATTATGCTAAAGACATTAAGTTAAATCTTGATGCTGTAATGAATCGTAGTTCATTGCCTGGTGATGTGGCAATGGGTTGTGCATTGGCGGCAGCATTTTCTACAGGTAATGGAAAGTTGGTATCCTTTATCCAGACTGAAATGCTGTATAGTGGTGCAGAGTATAATTCTGCACTTACTGCTGCTAGCATTATGGCACAGAATAATGTATGGTATCCATATGTTGAAATGACTGGTGATGAAAATTTGAAAGGATTACCAGCTTCACTTCGCATGAATGCTATTGCTAACCACGGTGGAACAACTAAACTAAGATTTGAGGCATTTAGTTTGGCTGCAAGCATAGTTGGTAAGTGTCATTTCTGCGTTAAAGCACATTATGATACTCTCAAGAAAGAAGGAATGACAGTAGAACAACTTCGTGATATTGGAAGAATTGCTTCAGTTATTACAGCAGTTTCAAAGGTTCTTAATTCGTAACAGTGGATTTTGTCGTACTTTTATCATATAATAAATATTGATATAGTTGTATGAAGCAAGCAGAAACATGTTTCGGACGCGGGTTCGACACCCGCCCACTCCACCATAAAGAGACTGGATGACAGAAGAAGAAATCAATAAACGGAATTTTAGAATTAACATTGTTATAATTTCGTTAGTTTATATCGTTGGGATAACTGTTAATATAGTCTTTTTA